TGGTAAACCCCTTGGTAAAACAACAGCTGAAAATATAGTTGAAAAGGTTGTTGATTATTTCTCATTTGAATCACGTCGTCATTCAAATATGATACAAGAAGCAGGTTATCTTGAACAAATTGATATTATAGGTTATGGTCCTATTCGTGCCAAACTTGATACTGGTAATGGAACAAAAGCTAGCATGTTTGTTGTTGATAAAATTGAACATGATAATAAAACTATTAAATGGGAAAAAGACGGTAAGAAATTTGTTTCTAAACTACAAGGTATGTCTTATCCACAACATGTTGGTAAAATTGATGAAAGACCAATTGTTCATATTGATATAAGATTTAATAATAAATTATATAAAGATGTTCCAATAGGACTTGCTACAAAAGATTCTAAAAGTACCTTTCTTGTTAATAGAGATTTAATAACTAGATTTAATGTTTCTGTTAATCCTCATCGAAAATTTGTATTAAGTGATTGGATTGAAAGAAGTGATCATACTGATTTATAAATATAATTAAGTTTATAAATTATAGGATATATAATGCTTGATGAATTTGATACAATAACAGAAGAAAATATTTTTTTATTTGCAGCTAGAAATTACTATAATCCTTTAGGTATTGATCCAGAAGAATTTAAAAGCGATTTAAATAAATTTAAATATATTAAAAGACTTCTAAATCGTTATATAATAAATAATGTATTAAGTGAAAGACTTATATTGAATCATTTAATACAATTAGCAAATGTGTTTGGAATTAAACCAACACTTAAAATACTTGAATTTAAATTAAATAAAAAAGAGTATTGGAGTATATTAAAACCATTTTTAATTTTTTTAAAATATATTAAAAATACAGAATATACTGATATTAAAATGGATGAAAATGTGATAAATCAGTTAAGGAAAATATAATGGGTATATTTAAAAAAGCAGCTGACCTTGTTTATACACTTCGTTTTTTAAGGCTTCTTACAACGCCTTTTGAAAAAACGAAAGCTTTTGAACATGGTATTATTGATAAAAATGGTAATGTCAATAAGAATTATGGTACAATTGCTGGTGAACCAGATCCAAATAAAAGAGATAAACAAAAGAGACTAAAAAAAGAATACTTTACTCCATTTATTCGTCTTGTTTTTAATATTAAAAAATTAATGGCAAAAGTTCCAGGTGGTGGTTCTACTCTTGCGTCATATGTTGCTGCTCTTTATCTCATTAAAGAAAAATATAATATTTCAGATGATGGACTTGAAAAAGCTCTTAAAGAATGTAATGTTGAGACAATAGATTTATTGCCAGAAAATTATAATACAATGTGGATATCTGAAAAAAATGAACCAATTCCTGGAGTTTATCGTATTCAATGTTCACAACCTAAAATGATTATTGATACTTTAGAAGAATATGTTTATAATAATGATCAAGTTCGTATTGAAGAAAATTCTTTTGTTGGAGATGTATTTGGTGTTAACGTTTACAAAGCAATTCATTTGAAAACAATGAAAGCAACTTATGTAACAATACCAGAACTGAAGAAGTAAATAAGATAAATCTATTTACATAGATCCATATCTATAATATAATTAATATACAAGAAAGGAATATAATATGAAAAAAATAATTGGATTAACCTTCGCTATATTAGCATTGTCTGCTTGTAGCCCTGAAGAAGCATTTATTGGCGGTACCCTTGCAGGTATTATAGTATCAGATGCCTCAAATGAAAGAGCGCAAAGAAGTGTAACACATAGAGAGACTGTTTTTATCGATCGACATTATCAACCTCGTGGTCATTGGGAGGGCAATAATTATTATCCTCCATTATATGCTCATCCAAGGCGTGGTTATATATATGGCAATAATTATTATCCTCGTGCTCATCCACGGCGTGGCTATTTACGTGGTAATAAATATTGTTATGATCGATTTAATGGTTACTATAAACCAAGATATTGTTAATGAAAATATCAATTATAATTTATATTATCTTTATTATTATATCTGCAATTACATATGAAATGCCAATCAATAATGATATTTCATATTCATGCTATGACTATAATAATCACATAAGGTTTTGTTAAATGAAAAATATATTTTTACTTTCTTTGATAATTTTTATATCAAGTTGTTCATTTGCTAATATAAGCTTTTGGGACGATAATCAAGCTTATAGATCTGTAGATATAAATGTTGGGGCTAATAAGTTAAATTGCGATGTAATGCAAGATTTATCATTTCATGTTTCATCATTAGAATATAATGTTTTTTGGTTAGAGCAATATTCAATCAATAAAAAAACTAAAGATATAATTGAAATGATAAAACCAATTAAAGAAACCCTTAATGACTTTAGAAAACGTATTGATTCAAAAGAATTGAGTGTTGCTTATTGTAGGTTAAAACAAAAAATATTAATTGAACAAACACATGAATTATCACGTGCAATTATGGTGAGATACTAATATGACAGAACAAATACCTTCAATCGAAGAATTAATGAATAGCGATGATGCTGAAGTGGCAAACAAAGCGTCTATTGTTCAAAACATTTTGGATTCTTATAAGAATGATGAAATTAGCGCAAGTGAATGTAAAGAATTGCTTGAAGATACTGTAAGACTTGATCAAGTCAAAGCCCAAGCAAATGCAACTACTGCTATGTCATATCTTATTCTTGGTGTATCAATAATTACTGCAGCTCTTTAGTTATGCTTCCAAAAGTCTTTTTGATAGGATATAATAAGACTGCAACTTGTGCCTTTCATGAGTTTTTCCTCAATAATCATTATAATAGCATTCATTGGAAAAACAATATGGACTTTCTTGCAAAAAGAATGAAAAGTAATTATATAATGAATCTTCCTATGCTTCATGGAATTGATTATTATGATTTTTATTCAGATTTTAGTTATTGTGAAAATAATGAATATATAGAAGGAAATGAATACTTTCAAGAATTGGATGAAGATTATCCAAACTCATATTTTATTATGCAATATCGACCACTCGATGATTGGATTAATTCAAGATTAAATCATATAAAAAATGGAAAAAAAGATTATCCAATTCGAATTGCTCGATCTTTAGATTTGCCAAATATTAATATGGTACTTGATTTATGGGAAGAGCAATGGAATATAACACATAAAGAAATGATTCAATATTTTAATGGATACGATAGATTTTTACCAATTAATATTGCTGAAGAAGGTATAGAAACAATAATACATTTTCTTCGAAAAGATTATGAATTAGATAAAAAATATTTTAAAAAAGTAAATATCACAAATGAAAAGTCTATCAAATAATTGGTATTTACCTGATGATGATTGTCATGGCATTTCTACAAAGTCAGAAGAAAAAATGCTTTATGGTCTTGAAAGATTTAATCGACCAATATTAGAAGCTTTTAAAAAACTTTGTAAATCAAAAAGAGTTTTTCTTGACATTGGTGCAGCATTTGGGGCTATTTCAAGAGGTGCTATTAACGATTTTGAAGAAGTACATTCATTTGAAATTAATGAAGAATCAAGACAAGCTTTACTTATGAATATGCAAGATTATAAAAATTCATATGTATATGATTTTGGTTGTGGATCACGATATGATTATGTTCAACTTGCGTATAATAATAAATATCGAAATGTTGGTTCAATATTAAATTCACAATTTAAACCACATTTTCTTAATAAAAAATGGAAACCAAATAAAATTTCAAAAGTAAAAATTCTACCAATTGATTCTCTTTATTTTAAAAATGTTGATGCAATTAAAATAGATGTAGAAGGATATGAATTACAAATCCTTGATGGAATGAAAAACACATTGATATATAATTCACCAATAGTAATAGTTGAATCATATAAACCAGATTTATTAACAAAATATATGGAAGATATACATCAATATAAACGTATTGGAAGAATAAATAAATCAGACATCATTTATAAAAAGATAAATATATAAATAATATATTAGATAATTTTATTAAAAGGCTTATTGTTATGGTTGATAGATTTAAAGAATTTACAGGAACTACTTCAGTTGCCGGTGCTGGTGATGATGGTATTGTTCCAGTTAATCCAAAAAAGAAAAGAAAAGTTTTTGATGTTCCTGATCATATCTTTAAAAGACTTGCTCCAGGTAAAATGAAATATGAACGTTGGGCAAAATATCTATCTACGTTTGAAGAATACGAACGCCAGATATTTGAATATATAAAATCAAATAGAAACCATGAAGTTATATTGAGAAATCAAGTATCTGGTGAAGCAAAATTAGTATCAATAATTACAAAGGAAAAAATAGATGATTAAAACAGCATACAATTGGGTAAAAAACCGTCTAAAAGAAAGAACATCATACGATGGTGTTGCTCTAATTGGAGTTGGCGTTGCAATTATCATAGCTGGTCCATTTACTAAAATAGCAGCTTATGCAGCAATTGTATATGGTGCATGGACACTTTACAAAGAAGAAAAAGCAAAATAAAATAATATGCCTTATATTATTCTTATTATATTGATTAGTGGATTTTGCGGCGGCGGATATTTTTATTACAAAGATACTCAAGCAAGACTTGAAGCCGCTGCCGCAAATATCGCTACTCTCAAATCAATTACTGAAACACAAGAAGCAACAATTAAACAACAAATAGAAGATCAAGAAAAAAATCAAGAACTACTATCAAATCTTCAAACATCGATGACAGAAAATGAACAATATCTTGATGAACTTCGTAGAAAACTAAATAAGCATAATTTGACTCTATTAGCGTTGAGAAAACCTGCTCAAATAGAAAAAAGAATAAACGATGGAACTGCCCAAGTTTTTAAAGATATTGAATCTGATACTGCTATCCCTAATAATTAGTGGATGTAGCATATTTAAATCACCAAAGCCTATTGAAACAATAGTCACTAAAACTGTGATACAAAAACAGAATGTGCCTATTATGAATAGACCTAAGCCAATTGTATTGAATCCCGTTGAATTTTATGTTGTCACTGAAGAAAATCTTGAAGAGTTTATTGAACGTTTTAAAGGTGGAAATGGCGAATTTGTTATTGTTGCAATGTCAATTCCAAGTTATGAAAATCTTTCTCTTAATGTTGCAGATCTTAGAAGATATATCAATCAACAAAAAAGCATAATTGTGTATTATGAAGATTCAGTAAAACCAAAAGACGAAACTCCTACTACTCTAGAAAAATAAAATTTTAAATTTCTATATACTTTTTTATAAGTTCGTTGTATTATATATAATTACATCAAATATAGAAGGAGAAAAGTATTGGTAAAAATAGCATTCAAGCGAGATAAACATCTTTCTGAACAAGCACAAACATTAATTAAAGATTATTATTGTCTTCCTGATGAGTCATCACCACAAGAGGCTTTTGCTCGTGCTGCTCAATGCTATTCAAATGGCGACGATGAATTTGCCCAAAGAATATATGACTATGCCTCAAAAGGTTGGTTCATGTTTTCTTCTCCTGTACTAAGTAATGCTCCAAAACAAGGTGAAAAACCAAGAGCTCTTCCAATTTCTTGTTTCTTGACATATGTTGATGATACTCTTGAAGGACTTATTGACCATACAACAGAATTACGATGGCTATCTGTAAAAGGTGGAGGAGTTGGAGGTCATTGGTCTTCAATTCGTTCAAATTCAGATAAAGCTCCTGGCCCAATTCCTTTTATACATACAGTAGATGCTGATATGACTGCATATAAACAAGGTCGTACACGTAAAGGTTCCTATGCGGCTTATTTAGATATATCACATCCTGATATTGTTGAGTTTATCCAAATGAGAATACCTCAAGGTGATATTAATCGAAAAAATCTTAATCTACATCATGGCGTCAATATTACAGATTTGTTTATGCATGCAGTTGAAGCAAATGGTACTTGGGATTTAATTGACCCGCATACAAAAGAAATTACAGAAACATTATCTGCACGTAAATTATGGGAACAATTACTTGAGGCAAGATATCGTACTGGTGAACCTTATATTCATTTTATTGATACTGCAATTCGTGCATTACCTCAAGAACAAAAAGATTTAGGGTTAACTCTTCATGGTTCAAATCTTTGTTCTGAGATAGAACTTGCTACAAATAATGAAAGAACAGCCGTTTGTTGTCTGTCATCAGTAAATATTGAACAATATGATAAATGGTCTAAAACAAATATGATCCAAGACCTTATTCGTTTTCTTGATAATGTGCTCGAATATTTTATTAAATATTGTCCAGATACTTTATCAAAAGCAAAGTATTCTGCTTATCGTGAACGTTCACTTGGTCTTGGTGCAATGGGTTATCATTCATATTTGCAATCAAAAAATATAGCATTTGAATCAGAAGAAGCATTAAATAAAAATATTGAAATATTTAAACATATTAAAGAAGAAGCATTAAAGCAAACATATATTCTTGGTAAAGAACGTGGTGAAGCTCCAGATATGGTTGGTTCAGGTAAACGCAATGCCCATCTTCTTGCAATTGCACCAAACGCAAATTCAAGTATCATTATTGGTACAAGTCCGAGTATTGAACCACTTAAAGCAAATGCTTATACGCATCGCACAAGAGTAGGATCTCATCTCATTAAAAATAAAAATCTTGAAAATCATCTTGAAAAACTTGGTATGAATACAGAAAAAGTATGGAGTTCAATTATTACTACAAATGGTTCTGTTCAACATCTTGATTTTCTTGACGACCATACAAAAGAAGTATATAAAACTGCAAGTGAAATTAATCAAAATAATGTTGTATTACAAGCTGGTGTAAGACAAGAATATTTATGTCAATCTCAATCATTAAATATTTTTTTTGCTGCTGGTGCAAATCGTAAATATCTTCATGAAGTCCATTTTAATGCTTGGAAAAATGGATGTAAAGGTCTTTATTATCTTCGTACAGAAGCTGGTTCAAGAGCTGAAAATGTTTCATTAAAAGTAAAGAGAGATGCACTACAAGATTATCAATCGGAAAATTTAGAAAAACAAGACGATTGTGTGAACTGTCAAGGATAATAAAATGAAAGTAGAAATCTATTCAAAAAGTGATTGCCCATTTTGTGAAAAAGCAAAACAATGGTTTAAATCTCATGGTTATTCATATATTGAGCATAAGCTTGAGACAAATGAGGAAAGGGCTGCTTTATATCAAAAAATTCCTGGTGCTCGTTCTGTTCCGCAAATTTTTATTAATGATAAATTAATTGGTACATATGATCAATTTATGGAAATATCAGATTCATTGATTAAAAAAGAATCTGGTGGAATGATGCAATTCTCTGAAACATATAAACCGTTTTATTATCCTTGGGCTGTTGAACTTACTCGAAAACATGAAGCAATCCATTGGGTTGAGGATGAAGTTGATTTGTCTGAAGATATGAGTGATTGGAAAACTGGTAAACTCACTCCTGTTGAAAAAGATTATATTACAAATATCTTACGATTATTTACTCAATCAGATGTAGCTGTTGGTCAAAACTATTATGACTACTATATTCCAAGATTAAAAAATAATGAAATACGTAATATGCTTGGATCTTTTGCTTGTCGTGAAGGTGTACATCAAAGAGCATACGCACTTCTAAATGAAACTCTTGGATTATCAGATTCAGAATACCATGCATTTCTTGAATATAAAGAGATGGTTGAAAAACTCGAATTTATGATTGATAATGATGTTAATTCAATTCGTGGTCTTGCCCTTTCAATGGCACGATCTGTTTTCAATGAAGGTGTTGCACTCTTTGCTTCATTTGTAATGTTACTTAATTTCCAACGTTTTGGCAAAATGAAAGGAATGGGTAAAGTTGTTGAATGGTCAATACGTGATGAAACAATGCACGTTGAAGGAAATGCTCGTATTTTCAAAACGCTTTGTTTAGAAAATCCACGTATTGTCAATGATGAGTTCAAAGCAGAAATTTATGAAATGTCTCGTACTGCAGTAAAACTTGAAGATAAATTTATTAGCTTAGCATATAAGATGGGTGAAATTGAAGGTCTTACTTCTGATGAAGTAAAAAAATATATAAGATATATTACTGATCGAAGATTAATACAACTTGGCCTAAAACCAAATTTTAAAGTAAAAGAAAATCCTTTACCATGGCTAGAATGGATTCTAAATGGTGCAGATTTTACAAACTTTTTTGAAGGAAGAGTTACTGAATATGAAGTAGCTGGTTTAACAGGAAAATGGGAAAGCGCTTATGAGTAAATATATTATTGAATGCGATGAATGTTTATCAACATATATCGTAATAGTAGAAGATAACGACAATGAAGATGGTTTAACACCTGAAAATTGTTGTATGTGCAACTCATTAATTTCTGCTGAATTGCTTGATGATCTTGATACAGAAGAATCTCTTTATTGGGCCCCTGTGTGATCAAGAGCATTTAATGTTATATATCTATACAATTAACATCATCTGAAAACCCATATAGATTTTCTTATAATAATATTACAAAAATATTTTTATATATATAATAATGTTACAAAAATCAATATATAATTATAATATTATTATAAGAAATGACTCAAGATGACCTGGTTTTATAAAAATAAGCCTTTTACTTCAGATATGATTAAAGATTATCAAGGGTTTGTATATGTAATTACAAATATTGCTGATAATAATAAAAAATATATTGGTAAAAAGAATTTTATTAGTAAAATTACAAAACAACCTCTTAAAGGATTCAAACGTAAAAGAAAAATCCTTAAAGAATCTGATTGGCAAGATTATTATGGCTCGTCAGATAAAGTCAATCAATTATTACTAGAACATGGCCCAGAAGTATTTCATCGAGAAATAATTCATCTCTGTAAAACAAAAGGCGAAATGTCATATGTAGAACTTTGGTACCAAATGATCACTCACGCTTTGATATCAGACGAATATTATAATGGTATTATAGGTTGCCGTATAAATCATCGATCTGTTACAACTCTAGATCCAAAGACGCTCAAAACTGAACTGTAACAAAAATGTTACAGTTTTTATAAAAATTAAAAAAAGTGCATACGATGTGCATTTTTTTGTTTACAACATCTAAATAATATAATATAATGAATCTATCAAAACAACAAAAGGACACTATATTATGAATACCGAATTAAAAAACATTAGAGAGCAAATTGAACAAGAACGTCTGGATCGTATTGCTGAAGCCAAAAAGATAAAATCATATATTAATTATCATGGTTATTCAGACGTAACGCCATACGAAGTGGTTGAAGTTATTTCTGATCAAACAGTTGTTGTCCGTGAAATGGATGCTGAACTTGATCCAAACTGGAAAATGGATATTCGTGAAGGTGGATTTGTAGGTCACGTTGTAAATAACGGTGGCGAGTGGATAATCACTTCAAATCCTAAAAATCCAACTTATCGCGCTCGTTGGTCAAAAGCAAAAGGTCAATGGCAAATAAGAAATGGACAGCGTATGCGTATGGCTGATCAACCTCGCAAATTTTATGATTATAACTTCTAATGGGTAATATGCATCTCGTCAAGGGTCTTTATAATATAGACTCGCGTAAACCAAAAAATGGCAAAGTTCCGCAAGATCGTCTTGCGGCGCTTCGCATTGAGTGGAAAAAATATAATAAACTAATGAAGCAATCACGATTGCATTCAAAGGTAATTAAAAAGTTTGATGATTTTGTTTTATATACTCAAGGTAAATATAGGCCAGAAGAAGCAAAACGTAAACGTCAAATAATTACAGAAAGGTTTGATCAAACAAAGCATATTGCCAAATCGCATGGTGATCAAATCGGTGGTATGGGTGCAGCAAAAGAAAAGAATATGTATACCGGCGATCTCATTGTAGGTATTGCTACTATGCACAAATCAAATCTTGTTCCAGTGATGCGTGGAACAAAGCAAGCTGAAGAGTTTGCAAAAATGCGTCGATAAATCTATTTACAAATAGGTTTGAATGATATATAATGGATATATTAATAATTGAAAAAGGAATATAATATGAAAAAATTTATGAATAGCTTTTTGAAAGCAAGAGAAATTGATAAATTTGAATTTTTGATCGGAATAATAATTTATGGCTTCTGCTTTTTTGAATTCTTCTATTCATATCCAGATAATTATTTAGATTTTTTTGGTTGCTTTGTTGGTCTATTCTTTATGTGGGATGGACTGCTTAAAATAAAGGAATATTAATAGATGATTATCATTGATTATTCAGCAATTTCTATATCAAATATTGCAATCCAAAAGTTACAACCTGACGAAGATCTCTTTCGCCATATGGTTCTCAATTCCATACGTATGTATCGTAAAAAGTATGGTCGCGATTATGGCGAAATTGTTCTTGCTTGTGATGCCGGAGGTAATTGGCGTAAAGACATATATCCAGAATATAAGTATGCACGTAGTCAAGGTCGTAAAGATTCAGATCTAGATTGGACTCGCATATATGAAATATTAAATAAAATTGTTGATGAAATTAAAACATCATTTCCATATGTAGTTCTTCGTAAAGAAGGTATGGAAGCTGATGATATTATTAATTCTCTTGTTGAATACACACAAGAGTTTGGTAATTACGAAAAAGTTATGATTATTTCTGGTGACAAAGACTTTGCACAATTACAAAAATATTCAAATGTTGATCAATATTCTCCAATTACAAAAAAGCTTATCAAAGTTGATGACCCACACGCTGTTTTAAAAACACAAATATTAAAAGGAGATGGTTCTGATGGAGTTCCAAATATATTATCGCCTGATGATGTTTTTGTTCAAGAAAGTGTACGGCAAACTCCTTTAAGAAAAAAACTAATTGAAACTTTTATTTCAGCAAAAGATGTTCGTGATGTAATGACTGATGATCAATATCGTAATTATATTCGTAATAAAAAAATGATTGATCTATCAGAATGTCCAATTGAATTAAAAGAATATATAATTAAACAATATGATTTACAATATGGTTCTCAACATCTTAATCGTTGTAAAGTGATGCCATATTTTATACAACATAACTGTCGTAACTTATTAGAAAATATAACGGATTTTATACAATGAAATTAAAAAAATATAGTTTAGTTCATGAAATATTTGAGGCTGCATCAAAAGGTCGTCTTAAATCAGATAAAGTAGAAATACTTAAATATAACGATTGTGTTCAAATACGTGATTATCTACGTTGCTTTTATGATGATCGTGTACAATTTGCATTACCTGAGGGTAAACCCCCGTATACACCCGCGGGTGAGCATACTGCTCCTACAAATTTAATGCGAAAAAATAAGGAATTACAATATCTTGTAAAAGGTATACCTGCATGTGATCGTATGGCAAAAATGAAAAGAGAACAAAAATTTATTGAATTGCTTGAAGGTGTACACCCAAAAGATGCAGAACTTCTTATTGATATGGTAAACAAAAATACTCCAAAGGGAATTAGTAAAGAAGTAGTAAAAGAAGCATTTCCTGGATTATTGCCTGATTAATCCTTAAGAGATATATAATGAATATTTTTATACTTGATAAAGATCCAATAATTGCAGCTCAATTGCAATGTAATAAACACGTTCCAAAAATGATAGTCGAAAGTGCACAAATGCTTTCGACTGTTCATCGTATGTTGGATGGCATTGAAGAACGTCGACCTTCAAAGTCTGGTAAGACTATGTCAAAGTATTGGATTCTACCTGATGCTCGTGAAGATATATTATATAAAGCTGTGCATATGCATCATCCTTGTACTATATGGACCGCACAATCAAATAACAATTATAACTGGCATTGGGTTCACTTTGCAGCTCTTTGTGATGAATATAAGTATCGTTATGGTAAAGTCCATTCGACTGATAGATTGCTTCGTAAAGCATTGAAAGAATTGCCAAGTAATATTTCATTTGGTGATCTGACTCCGCAACCACTTGCAATGAAGTCTAATCCAGAATGTATAGCACTTAAAGATCCTGTTAAAGCTTATAGAGCTTTTTATCAAACAAAACAAGATCGTTTTAAGATGGTATGGTCCAAACGTCCAGTGCCAGAATGGTTTGTATATAAATAAATCATATTAGTAAGGAAATACAATGCCTCTCTATTCAATGAAAAACCTGAAAACTGGTGAAATATCTGATATGCATCTGAGTTTTGCTGAACGTGAAGCTCTACTTGAAACTGGTGAATATCAACAACAAATAACAAGTATACATATTGTGTCTGGTGTAAAAAGTTTACACTCAAGAACGCCAGATGGATTTAAAGATTTATTAAAAAATATGAAAAAGAAACGTGGCCGTCCAGCCAAAAATATGTCTATCACAGGAGATAAATAAATGGACCTTAAAAAATTACAAAAAGACCTTGAAACTGACGAAGGTGTTGTGTATAAAGTTTATAAAGATCATCTTGACTATCCAACATTTGGAATAGGTCATTTGATTCTTAAATCAGATCCTGAGTATGGTCAAGACGAAGGTACTCCTGTTTCTGAAGAGCGAGTTGCAGAAGCATTTGAAAAAGATTGTCAAAGTGTATTATCTGATTGTACAATTCTTTATGATTCTTTTTATACGTTTCCAGAAGAAGTACAACTTATATTAGCAAATCAAATGTTTAATATGGGTCTTACACGCTTAAGTAAATTTAAAAACTATAATAAAGCAATCAATGCTGGTGACTGGAAACAAGCAGCGATTGAAGGTCGCGATTCATTATGGTATCGTCAAGTAACTAATCGTGCTGAACGTCTTATGAGAAGATTAGAAGAAGTTTAAAATGAAAGATAGATTATGTTTGAACATGAAAAAGTTACTTTGGGATATAAAGATTTACGCTGTGAAACTACCGATATTGGAAGGCGTTATTATACTCCTACTGGCGAGCATTATCCAAGTATCACAACTGTTCTAGGTGAACTTTCAAAAGACTCAATAATGAAATGGCGAGCTCGAGTTGGTGAAGAAGAAGCTAATAAAATCTCAACTCGAGCAGCTAATCGTGGTACTGCTGTTCATAACATACTTGAAAAATATGTCAATAATGAAGAAATATCAAAAGATACTTTACCTCATATTTACAATTCATATCTTAAAATAAAACCAATTCTTGATCAAAGTTTATCATTAGTATATTCTCAAGAAGCTCCTCTTTATTCAGATTATTTAAAGATTGCAGGAAGAGTAGATCTTGTCGGTGTATGGGATGGTGTACCTTCTATTATTGACTATAAGACAAGTCGTAAAGAAAAGAAAAAGGAATGGTGTGAAGGTTATTTTATGCAATGTGCCTTTTATTCTCTTGCATGGGAAGAACGTACTGGAATGGGCATACCAAATATTGTAGTTGTAATGGATGTTGATAATTCAGATCCAATTATATTTAAAGAGCATCGAGATAATTGGATAGATAAACTAAAAAATGCAATTGAATTTTATAATTTTCGTAAGAATGGAACAGTATAAGAAATGATAAGACGACTAATAGCAGGTCCATGTCAGGCAGAAGACTATGATCTATCATATCAAATTGCAAAACACATGAAAGATATTTGTGACAAATATTCAATTGAATATTATTTTAAAGCAAGTTTTGATAAGGCAAATCGTAGTCATATTGATGGTAAGCGTGGTCCTGGTCTTCACGAAACTCTTCATCAATTCAAGAAGCTGAAAAAAGATATACCAAATCTTAAGATATGTACAGACATTCATGAGTCTTGGCAAGCAAAAGAAGTTTGTGGATTTGTTGATATTATTCAGATACCAGCATTCCTTTGCCGTCAAACAGATTTAATTCAAGCAGCTTGTGACATTGGTGTTATTGTAAATATTAAAAAAGGACAATTCCTTTCACCAACCGATGTTCCAAATATTTTATCAAAGACTCGTGGCGAAGTCTGGATTACAGAACGTGGTACATGTTTTGGATATAATAATTTAGTAGTAGATTTTAATGGTATGCAATGGATGCTTAAGAATGTGAAAGCACCGCTTGTCTTTGATGTAACCCATTCAACACAAAAACCTGGTGGTAATGGTCAATCATCAGGTGGTAATCGAGAATATACACCAGGTTTATTCAAAGCAGCTCATGCAATCGGTGTTGAAAACTTTTTCCTTGAAGTACACCCAGATCCAGACAATGCACCAAGTGATGGACAAAATATGATGTATTTAAAAGATGTAGAACCATTATTAAATAACTTACAAGGTCAACTTCCTTGGCCTATGTGGATTGATTGATGAAAGACCGTATTAATTCTCTTTTTGCTATTTGTATTCCAGCTCGTTATGGATCAACACGATTTCCAGGTAAACCACTAGAAGATCTTGGTAATGGTAAAAATTTGATTCAGCACGTATATGATATTTGTGCCTCGACTGGTATCGATACTTATGTCTTGACTGATTCAATTGATATTATTAAATCTCTTGGTTCTAAACGTCGTACTATGATGACTATTAATAAACACGAAAATGGTACAAGTCGTTGTGCTGAATTTATGTATCGCCATCGTTATAATTCATATCGATATATTATTAATGTTCAAGGTGATATGGTTGATATAAGGCCTGATATGATTCAACAAATCGTTAATTATATTAGTAATCTTTACCTATTAAATGTTAGTGGTCAAATACCAGATGTTCTTAGCCTTTATACTGAAATGAAACAAGAAGACCGTGAGAATCCTCACGTTGTTAAATGTATACATAACAATAATATATTAGCAAAAGCAATATGGTTCTTGAGAGCTCCGCTAGAGTATGGCAGTCAACATTTAGGAATCTACGGCTATACAAAGGATGCTCTATTAAACTATAATGAGCTTGATCGTACTGAGCACGAACAGATCGAATCGTTAGAGCAATTAAGATGGTGTGTTAATGATATAGATTTTAGGTTATTAAAAACAGATTATGATGGCCAAGAAATCAATACGCCTGAAGACTTAGAAAAATGGAAAGACATAAATATTAAAGGTTATAATAAATGATTGCTGGAAAAATATGGGGTACCACTGAGTTAATAGAACAAAATCATGCCTTGGAGTTTCATAGAATAACTATCAAAAAACGTGGCATTTGTTCTAAACATAAACATGAGGCAAAAACAAATGGCTTCTTTGTTGAATCAGGCAAGTTGCTCATAAGAGTATGGCAAAATGATTATGACCTTGTTGATGAGACTATCCTTTATTCTGGAGATTATACAACTGTAAAGCCAGGAGTTTATCATCAATTTGAAGCATTAACAGATGTCATTGCATATGAATTATATTGGGCTCCTCCTTTACAACACAACGACATACAACGAGAAACAGTAGGATATATTAAAAATGACTAATGAACTCAATGATTTCGGTTTTTGTTTTGTTGATGATGAAGAGTTTGAAGCACCAAAACTTGAACTTGAAAATGTTAAAGAAGCAACAACCGCAGAAATAGAATTAATTAAAACACAAGCGTTTGATACAATACAATCGATGCAAAGTCTTATATTACCACTTCTTCTGAATTTGAAAAAGAATCCAGAAAAGACTGTAATTAAATGGCCGAATCGTGGTCCAATTATTCAAGCACAAATTGATAAGATTGAGAAACTCATTGACGATTGGCAATCGCAAATATTATGATAATCGTAAAGATATTCAAAAGATATGGAATGATTCAAAGCATAATATAATCAAAGCAAAGGGAACCATTGGTCTCGGCGATTGTATGTCTGCTTTGAATATAGCTCATTTTCGTTCTTTTATATTTGAAAAAAAGATCACTCTTGAGAATCATTGGTATCATGATGAAGATTATCAATATCACTTTGAAGATCCAGAAACAATTATCGAAAAATTTGATTATTTTGCAAAATATTATCAACCAGCAGATGTTGAAATAAAGCACATATTCAATTCAACAAATGAAGGTCTTTATAAACAACGTTATCAACACCATCGTGGTATTATTAAAAATAATGATTATCGTGCATGGTCATTTAATGCGTCAATTGTAAATACTCCAATTGTAAAAAATAAAATTGTGATGTGGAGACAAACATTTAATGCTGATATACCAAAGAATTATAAAAGAATATTTGATAATGATGGTTGGAATTATATTGTTCAATCTTTACAAAAACAAGGATATAGTGTAGCTCAAATTGATTATCGAACTTCAATTAGAGAAGTGATGTACCATATATCAACTTGTGAAGCTACAATTGGATATGAAGGAATGTTTCATTATGTTGCTAAAAATTTTTGGAAGCCAATGATTATTTTTACACGAGATAATATTAGTAAATTACATACACCACACGCACTTCTTTTTTGTCGTTCAATTAAAAGACCATTTGATATGACATGTCTTGATAATTTTCCACCAATACTTGATATTGCTAAAAGTATGATAAATACAGCATATAAGAATATGATATTGGAAACAAAATGAAAATAGATAGAGCAGTAATTGAAATAGCCGGTGGATGTAATTATAGTTGTGATATGTGTCCACAATCAAATCCAGGTCGTGATTCACGCTTCTTGAGAAATATGGGACTCGAAGAATTTGAAAAGAATGTGGCTGATTGTGCTCAACATGGATTAAGAGTCGTCAATCTTGATGGTTCTGGTGAAGCAACACTTCTTCATAACTTACCAGATTATATTCGAATTGTAAAGAAATATGGAGCAAAAGCATTTATCTTTTCAAATGGTTTACGTATGCGTGGAAAATTCATGCAAGAATGTGTTGATGCTGGTCTTGACTTCTATCGATTCTCTGTGATTGGTTCAACACCAAAAGAATATAGTAAATGGATGAATCGTAGTGAACGTACTTATGATATTATATGGAATAATATAAAAGAAATGCAAAGATATATTCATCTTTCAGATTCGCAATGTATTGTTTCAACGTATCATCTTATTTGTAATAATAATGATCCAGAAGAACTCAATCGATATAAAGCAAAGCATGCAGAAATCAATCGGATTGTTCCAGGAATTAAAACAGAAATATGGAAAATGCATAATTGGAGTGGTGTATATGATAATGAACAAAAAAGAAGTGGTACTATCAAGACGTGCGGAAGACCTTTTAGCCCAGACGTCGTTATCAGAGCAGGAGGCCTTGATGGAAAAACTGGAGCAGTTGCACCTTGTTGCCAAGTCCTTGGACAAGACGAAAAAGCAGTCTTAGGTCATACATCTGAAAATACAATTGAAGAAATATGGAATGGTCTAGAATACACTCAATTAAGAGAAGACCATATTAATGGAGAATATCCAGATTATTGTAAAGGATGTGACTTTTTGATCGATGATCCTGAAGTTCTTGTTTATACTAATTTTGATAGATCTCAATATCATATGCATGGTACAGAATTTAATTTAAATGATTATCGTGATGTTAGACAATATTTACCACCGCTTTAATTTGGACGACTATCGCAATGTATGAGATTAGATATAGTGAACTCTGGGATCACGGATATTTGTGGCCAAAAAAGGATGTACATCTTTGGCGTCATTGCAATAAAAATAAGTTTGGCCCAAAGATGCTAGATATTGTGATCGAAAAAGCGAGTGGCAACAAAACTATAGTACAAGCCGGCGGAGCGACCGGGGTTTATGCAAAGTATTATGCTGACTTTTTTGATAACGTAATAGTCTTCGAACCTGATAGTACAAACTTCCATTGCTTAGAAAATAATACAGGTTCACATAAAAATATACATATCAATAATTTTGCTCTATCACACAATTGCCAAGAAGTACCAATGCGAAATGTCATTATCAACGCTGGCGCAACTCACGTCACTCGTAATCCAAAGGCAACAAAATACAAAGCAAAGGCAGTCACAATCGATAGCCTCAATCTTGATTCTTGTGATGTGATTCATCTTGATATTGAAGGATACGAAACAAATGCTCTTCGTGGTGCAATGAAGACAATTCAAAAATATAAACCGCTCATTGTTCTTGAAACTTGGGATAACGATTTGATGGCATCGATCGGCTATACTTCATATGGCTTTGCTGGTAACGATAAGGTATTTGTCTCTTATGACTTACTCGTATCTTAATAAAAATATACCAATTCATATTATCACACTTCTCGGTAATCCAATTTCTGAATATTATTTGAATGAAATTGAACCAACGTGGCATCTCTTTGGTTATGAGAACACTCGATTATTCAATGGTATTACGCCTGAAACAATCGAAGAAAGATGTCCAATCAAACTTAATTTCATATACAAAAGAAAACAAGATCGTAAACCAAAGTATTTTACGCCAACAGAAAAAGCGTGTTGGTATAGTCATTATTATCTATGGAGAAAAATTCGTAGGGAAGGCGTACCGGCCATTGTAGCCGAACACGATTGTAAATTATTACAGCAATTGCCAGTTAGTCTTGAACAATATGACATTCGATCATTTGCATCACATCATATAAAGAAATGTCTAATGGCTGCGAGCGCATATTATATTACGCCAAAAGGTGCTGATCAACTGATTGAGAATCTTGGACGAGTCATTCAAAATGTTGACGGATATATACTCAATCAACCCAATCAAACTAATTTTAAAAAGCAAATATATATTAATACATACGCTCAAGTGATATATAACAAGAAAATTGGAGCCACCATAAACCATGACAAATAAGCGACTCATATTTCAAGTAGCAGTTGGAAGACCTTCAAAACTCTATGAGCATTGTATTAAATCAGTCAGTCAATATTGTAAAAAATATAATATTGATCATATTGTTCTTCGTCAACCAAAATTAAGAATTGGTGTTGATCCATTTAATACAAATAGGTCAACAGAAGCTGTTGCACGTCTTGGTTATTTACCAATCTTTGAAAAAGAAAACGCATTTGAATATCTGGATCAATATGACCAAGTTGCAATCATTGATTCAGATATATACATTCGTGACACTGCACCAAACATCTTTGATGAAGTCACAGATGAATACGATTTTGGTGCTGTTGTAGAACGTCAAATGCCTATCACAGAAGCATATAAAGCAAAGATTCGTAATTATTCAAGAATGCAATATTCATCATTAAATCAAATCGATTGGAAATGGAATCATGATGGCGCTGAGTTTTATAATATGGGTATGATGGTATTAAATCAATCATTCAAAAAATATCTCAATGGCGAATCGCCAAAAGAATTCATTCAACGAATCGAGTTTAAAAACTTTGTTGATGGCAAAGGTGCATGGAAATGGAGTACTGACCAAACATTATTGAACTACTTTGTCAAAAAATATAAAATCAAAACAAAACAGCTCGAATATAAATGGAATTCATTGTACACTGCAGTGACACCTAAGGCACAGAAAGAATCTCATTTTGTACACTTCTTTTTGAAAGATCATTTGCCAAATCGTGGTGAGGATGTTGATCAACTCATCAAGGATATCGACTAAAGGTAAAGCACTAATACTGTTACATTTTTGTTACACTTTGAAAAAAAATGCACACTAAATGTATAAATGTGCATTTTTTTGTTTACATACTATTAAAACTAGTATAGAATAGATATATCAAAACAACAAAAGGACATTATATTATGGATAATACAAATTTAAAATTCAGTGGTTTCAAAGTAGGTCAAACGATCAAAGCATTTGATTTTATGCCAATGGCCGATCGCCCGGATAGATTCGTTCAAGGTAAAATCGTATCAATACCAGAAGATCGTGGTTATGCTTGTTATGAAGTAAAGTCTGATGCATTTCTTGGTAATTACGATGAAGGTGTATCGGTTTTTGTTCCGATGGAATTGGATTTCATGGAGTATGACCAGCGAGTCACATTGATCATGGACGAAAACGGAAGGGAGAGAGTGTAATATGAGACACGCTGCTCGGCACCTTCAAGATCATCAGATTTTGATATACGGACAAGGTGGTAAACTTGCTATAAAAGCAGATTTGCCATTAGAACTCATCATGAAATATGATCGTTATTATGATAAGAAAGTTCATCTTATTGAAAAAGGTCGTACGACACGATTCAATGATAGTAAGATGAATAAAGTTTATGCTGCTGAAAATCATTCAGCACAAAAGTTCAAAGATCAACTACCGCCTTTGTCTGACAAAGAAATGAATAAAGCTTTCAAACGTATTGTCAAGTCAAAGACGTACCAAAAACTTGTTGAAGCGAAAAGCCAAGCCAAAGGTCATTCTCAGCCAAGTCTTGTCATCAAAGACAGACTTAATGGTAATTGTCAAGGTTGGGCTCATCCGAATGGTATTATTGAATTACGAACAAATCGAAATCTTTATATTCTATTGCACGAGCTTGCTCACACTGCAGGTCACATGCATCATGACGTTGGTTTCATTCAAGCAGTATTGAAACTATCAAGTCGTTTCATATCACGTGAGTTTGCAAAAGAACTGAAAAAGACATTTAAGAAATTAAAGATCAAGACAACGATTTCAACTCACATCAAAACTCCACAAGAATGGTTGAAAGATTATGAAAGACTTTCAGGCGCAAGAAAAAAGTTATAAAAATCTATACATCAAAAGGACAATATATTATGATTATAAAACAAAACATCAACGAATATACAGTAGAAGAATTAATAACTATTAAAGAAGAAGCTTTAAAAAATGCTAGAGAAACAGTCGAAAAGCATCTCTTACAAAATGGTGAATACGGTTATTGTGGCTTTGCTTGGACTAATATATATGATATTAAAGGTAGTACGAAACTAGGACGTAATATGAAAAAAGCAGGTTTTGAAAAGGATTATTCTGGAAATTTTAGTTTATGGAACCCAAGTCAATCATATACACAATGTATGTATACAAAAGAAATAGGTGCAGAGGCTGCAGCTGCAATATTTAGAAAAGCTGGTTTTGACAGTTATGCACATTCAAGAGCAGATTAAAGGATAATATCAAATGATTAAATATATTAGTCATCGTGGTAATTTAACTGGGCCTGAACCAGAAAAAGAAAATAGAATTTCTACAGTTGAAAACGTTTTACATCTAGGATTTGATTGTGAGATTGATGTTCGATTTATTGATAATAAATTTTATCTAGGTCATGATGAAGCACAAGAAGAAGTATCAATTAAATGGTTAAATCAAAGAGGTCTATGGATCCATTGTAAAAATATTGAAGCTTTGATTGAACTTCAGCAATATAAATATATTAATAGTTTTTGGCATCAAGAAGATCAATATACACTTACAAGTAATGGATATATATGGGTTTATCCAACTGAATATATACCTATGAATAGCGGTAATCGTATTATTGCAAATTGTGCAAATGTAATGGTTAATGATGGTCGATATGCAGGTTACTGTTCTGATTATATACAACATTTAAAGGAAGAATTTAGTGCATTATAGAGTAACGTACGAAATTGAAAGTGATGATATACCTTTAGCAGCTCATAATATTGCTATTGGTCAAAGTATTGGTAATCCAAATGTTCGTTCAGAAATTGAGATGGCTGACAACATTAAAGAAATGGAAGCAATCGTCGAAAAGATTGAAGGTAATAAAGTAATAATTGCCTTTCCTTTGAAAGCGTGGGATTGGCCAAACATATCGCAACTTTTATGTACGATACAAGGTGGTCAGTCAGATATTGAACTTGTTCATCGATGTCGAGTGATTGATATTGAAGGTTTAGATTATATGAATCAACCAGTTCTTGGTATGAAGGCAATGAAAGAAAGATGCGATGCAACAGATCGTCCTCTCTTTGGTAGTATTGTAAAGCCAAAATCAGGTCTCACTGAATTACAACTTATCAAAATTGTTGAACAAATGGTTGATGGTGGTACGGATTTCATTAAAGAAGATGAGATCATGGCAAACAATTCTTATTTACCTCTTCAAAAACGTGTTGATATTATTAGTGAAATGTTAGATAAGAAAAACTCAAATGTTGTTTATTCTTATTGCGTGAATGCTGATCCACTTGAATTGATTGAAAATCTTGATATTGTCAAGCAAGGCGGTGGTGATTGCGTTCATATTAACTTCTGGTCTGGACTTGGTGCATATACAACAAGCAATCAAAAAGGACTTATTACTCACTATCAAAGGTCGGGCATTCGTATTCTAACCGACCCGGATAATCGATTTAGTGTTTCTTGGCCAGTTGTAGTCAAACTTGGTATTATGGCAGGTATCGATACGATGCACATTGGAATGCTTGGTGGTTATTATCCAGAAGGAGAATCAGAAGAAGAAACACTTGAGGCATTATCACTTTGTCAAAAGTATGATCGTGTTGCAGCCCTCTCATGTGGTATGAATCCAGATTTTGCACGAGAAATACGTGGTAATATTGGAAATAATTGGATGGCTAATATAGGTGGATGGCTACATACAGGTGATAGTATATATCAAAAAGTTTATGAAATGAGAAAAAGTCTAGAGGAAACAATATGAAAATAATTTTGCCAATGGCGGGAAATGGTAGTCGATTTTTTGATGCCGGATATTCTCTACCAAAACCTTTGATTGATGTCAAAGGAAAACCGATGTTTTCTCGTGTTCTTGATAATTTAAATATTACAAAGGATGATGATATTCATTTCATTGTTCGTATGGAACATGTACTTAATTATCAAATACAAAATCAGATTCATGACTATTATCCAGATGCTCATATCCATGCATTAAGTGAAATGAATGAAGGGGCTTGTCAAACTGTTTTGACAGCAATCGATCAATATAGTGAATTAGATTTTATGGTAGCAAATTGTGACCAAATTATGATATGGGAAAGGCCTGATTTTAATTTTAAAATTGGTGGTACTATCATGACGTTTACACCCGATCATGATAAACCAATACATTCATACGTAAAATGCAATGATAAAGGGCATGTGATTGAACTTGCTGAAAAACGTATGATTAGTAATATTGCAACAACTGGTGTTTACCATTTTGGATCTCAAAAAGATTTCTATATTGCAGCACATCAAATGATGGAAGCAAATGATCGTACAAATGGTGAATTCTATCTTGCTCCTGTATATAATTATTTAAATAAACCAATTGAAATATATCATTGCGAAAAATTCATTGGAATGGGTACACCTCAAGAATTAGAAGAATTGAAACAAACTGATTATTATAAGAACTTATGAAACTTGCTATTTGTGTAACTGGACAATATAGACCAACTGTAAGAAATCCATCAGACGCAAAATTTAATTTAGATCGCTTTCAACAGATCTTTTATGATGCTGATGTATATTATCACACATACGATAAAAATGTAGATTCATTACCAAATTGGATAAATCGCAATCAAGTTTATTCATGGCCTGAACCAGAAAATCATTACCATCCAGTAAATGATACGCCTTTTTTGTGTCCACATAAAAAATTTCATGATTATCGAAAAAGAAATATTTTAACACATAAGACTGCTCATGCCCATAAGCAAATACTTTCTTATGCAAATTTAATTGAACAAATGACATTACCTCAATATCATAGTTATGATATATTGATTCGTATACGTTGGGATACCGCAATCAATATGACTCGTCAAGATATTGAAAAGTATTTTGAATATGTAATGAATGAAGGTCCTGTTGGATTTATGACAAGGGCAAATCGTGGACCAAAATATGAAAATGGAAATACCGTTATATTGCCAAAAGATAGTACCGCTATAGATGATGATTGGTATTGTTATTTACCTGATACAATGATACTTCATAGTCCAAAACATTTTGATCCAAAATATGTTCAAGAACTTTTTTCAAAACGACAATTATGGCCAGCAGAATGGGGATGGTGGCAAACAATGTCAGAACCTTATAATAATAATCATTTATCTGTCCATGGTGGTGTTATTATTGCAAGATAAATCTATTTACATATTTAAAAGTATAATATATAATTATAATTATATTTTTAGAAGTATAATATATAATTATAATTATATTTTTAGAAGTATAATATTAAGAGGAAAGTAAAACATGAGTGAGTTAAGAAAATCATTTGATAGAGCTGGATCTGATAAAGGCTGGAAACATGGTTATGAAAGGGCTTATGAAGAAACCTTTGAACCAATTCGAAATGAACCATTGAATATACTTGAAATTGGTATTTTACATGGTGAATCACTTGCTGCTTGGGTTGACTACTTTCCGAATGCACAAATTTATGGCATTGATACATTCGAAAGAGTTGCACCAAAAGATATTAATATATTGAATCATGAACGTGTACATTGGTTAAAAGGTATGAGCCAAACAATTAATACAAAAGAATTAATAAAAAAAACTTGGCCTGATGTTCAATTTGATATTATTATTGATGATGGCCTACATACGCCAATTGCGAATGGTGCCACATTTGAAAATCTGATTGAATTTTTAAAAGATGACGGATATTATTTTATTGAAGACATATATCCACTTGATATTCTTACTGAAAAAGAATGGCAAAATCGTTGGATCACAACACACCAAAAAGATTTTACGATGATAAATTGGGTAAGATTTACAAATGCATTATTTGGATATAAAGAAAAACATTATGATCTTCGAGATCGATATGCTGATTCTTATATTATAAGGATATCGAAATAATGAAAGCTTTTATTATTACAATGAAGGATAATTCTGAATCTGTTGCACTGTCCAATCGTTGTGTTGAATCAATAAAAAATTCGAATACACTACTTGATGTTTATATATCAAATGGAGTTGTACCAGAAACACTTTCAGAAACACTTCATTCGTATTTTCGAAATTCATCTATACCAAATATATATTATACATATCCAAAAACTCCTGATGAAAATCGTCATGATATTAAATCAGGTTTAAAACTTTCAGCCTATCAAACAGTTGATTTGGATAAAAGAGTTTCTTGCCTAATGTCTCATTATGTATTATGGCATTATGCAATTAAAAATAATGAGACAATTATGATACTTGAACATGATGCGTGTTTTTATCCAAAGAAATTCAATGTTAATATAAAATTTTCTGGTTCTATTCTTGGTCTTAATGATCCAAGAGGAGCAACAAGAAAAGCAAATGTATATCATGAGAAGCTTGCAATTGGCAATCCAGAATCAAAACCAATTCCAAGAGAGATCCCTTGGATTGATGATCATATGGTACCTCAAGGTCTTGCTGGAAATTCAGCTTATATTATTAAACCAAAAGGTGCTCAAATATTATGTGAATTAATTGCTGAACATGGATTATGGCCGAATGATAGTATCATGTGTAAACAATTAATGCCAGGTGAATTGCAAACAGTTTATCCATATGTCACATATGTAAAACAAACTAAGTCATTTACATCATCTTAAGGAAATATTATGAAAGCATATGTTATTACAATTGAGAATCATAAAGGTTCAAATGATTGCGCAGATCGATTAATTAAATCTGGTAATGCAGATCGTTTTGGTAGTGGTCTATGGATTCATAAATTTAAGGCAACAACACCTACTAATATCCATCAGATATTTGAAAATGAAGGTTTAAATCCTTCTGCTTTTCAGGATAAATATTCAATTCAAGAGAATGCAATGGCTTGTTTTTATTCTCATTATTCCTTATGGAAAAAGACGGTTGAAGAAGATGAGCCTCATATGATCTTTGAGCATGATGCAGTTATTGTGGGTGATATTCCAAATATATTCACACTACCTGATAAAGGATGTATATCATTTGGTAAACCTTCATATGGCAAATATAATATTCCAACACAAATTGGTATTAATCCATTACAGAGTAAGCAATACTTTCCAGGCGCGCATGCGTATCTAGTCAGACCTCATTGTGCAAAACAATTAATTCAAAAGGCTAAGACACACGCAGCTCCAACAGATCTTTTTTTAACAAATGCTAATTTCAATTTCCTTGAAGAATATTATCCATGGCCTGTTGAAGTAAAAGATACCTTTACAACAATACAACAAGAAAATGGATGTATTGCAAAACATAATTATAATAAGAATTATCGTATTGATACAAATTGGGATAATCCTAATGCGGGACAAGATTTTAAATGAATGTATTCTTAACAGGTTGTGATAAAAATACTGAATGGATGCTACAATGGTGGTATCACGAATATTCAAAATATAATACAACACCTGTTATTTTTGCAAACTTTGGTGTAAGTCATACAACGCTTGAGTGGGCAAAGGATAATTTTCATGATATTATTGATATGACTAATCAAAAACAAAGTGGCTGGTTTTTAAAACCTCTTGCCATGAGAGAAGCTGGAAAGGTCTATTCGAAAGTTTGTTGGATTGATACTGATTGTCATGTACTAGATAATATTTCTGAAATCTTTTCATTTTCGAAAAAAGAAAAACTTGGCATGGTACAAGATAGACCTTGGACAAAAAGAACTGGAGAGATATGGCATAATAGTGGTATTGTTTTATTTGAAAATAATCCAAAGATATTAAATGATTGGATCAATGAGATTCAATCAAATCCAAGAAAAGGTGATCAAGAAACATTGCATTATATGCTTAAGACACCATTAAATGTTTTAATATTTATTGAAGATTTACCATTTATATATAATACACTTCGACTCGATTTTGTTGATGGTGTAGCACAAAAAAATGCAAAGGTCCATCATTGGACAGGAGCTAAAGGAAAAGAAAAAATAAAAGAGATAATGAACAAATGAATAAGGTAATACATGTCATAGGTAATGGGCCAAAAGGTGCACCTCTTTTTAATAAAGAAGAACGTAAAGGTCTTAAAATCGGATGTAATATACTTCCATTTGCAATACCTAATATTTATGGTACAGTAATTGCTGATTTTAAAATGATGAAAGCGATTACCGAAGGATCTGTTACTGTACCTGGCGATTGGATCCTTGGCTTTCGGCCGAAGGTATGGAGTGAAAAAACACCTGGTTTTCTTATGAAATTTGGTCATCAAATTAAAGAATTCTATTTGAATAAACCTGATTATGCTGAAACATATACTGATTTCAATTGTGGCCATATGGCTGTTCATTATAGTGCACATAAATTGAAAGGTACAGAGATCCATCTTTATGGATTTGATTCTCTCTTTGAGTTTGACATTCGATCTACGACCGACTTTGTATTACCGAGTGATCGTGGTACAGGCAATACTCACAAGCTATCAGAAAAATGGCGTCATATCTTTAATGAAATGTTCAAAGAATTCAGTGATACAAAGTTTATACTTCATCACAACCATGGTGATCTTAAAATTAATAAATCTAATAATATTGAAATTATTATAGGCAAATAATACTGTTACATTTTTGTTACAGCTATAAAAAAGTGCATATGATGTGCATTTTTTTGTTTACATATAGTTTAAACTATGGTATAATGAATATATCAAAACAACAAAAGGACAGATAAAATGACAAATGAAATTAGAAATAAAGAAAATCAAGTAATTTTCACTTATGAAGAAAAATGCTTAAATCAAGCTAACTTAGTTGGTGCTAACTTAGTTTGGGCTAACTTAGTTGATGCTGACTTATCTGGTGCTAACTTATCTGGGGCTAACTTACATGGTGCTAGCTTATTTAGGGCTGACTTATCTGGGGCTGACTTATCTGAAGCTGACTTAGTTTACGCTAATTTAGCTGGGGCTAATTTATCTGGCGCTAATTTATCTGGGGCTAACTTAGTTGGTGCTAACTTATTTATGGCTGACTTATCTGGGGCTGACATATCTGGGGCTGACATATCTGGTGCTGACTTATTTATGGCTAATATAGGTGGTATTACGGCAAATGCCGATCAATTAGTAGCATCATTTAAAATTCCAATTGATTTGATTTTAGATATTCAGCCTGATATTCGTATTGTTGAAGAAGAATATCGTGATACTGAGGAAAAATAAAATGTTAAAAAATCAGAATATAATACTTACCGATGCTGATGGTGTACTTCTTAATTGGGAATATGGTTTTCATCAATTCATTCAAAGATATAAAGACGTACCAGAAGATAAAATTGTTTATGGTACATATTCTATTTCTGAAAGATATGACATAAGTGATAGACTTGCAATGCATCTTGTTCGAACATATAATGCTTCTGCTCATATGTTATATTGTAAACCATTGAGAGATAGTGTTAAATATGTTCGTAAGCTTTATGAAGAACATGGTTACAAATTCCACGTTATTACATCTCAAACAGACGACAAGTATGCTGCAGATTTACGCAAAAAAAACTTATGTAATATATTTGGTGAAGACGTCTTTGACGGTTTCACGATCTTAGGATGTGGTGCTGATAAAGATGATGCTTTAATGCCATATGCTGGAAGTGAATGTTATTGGATTGAAGATAAAACAAAGAATGCAAATCTTTCTGAAGTTTTTGGCTTAAAAGGTATATTAATGGATCATATGTATAATACTAAAGATAAAATAGCTGATAGTGTTATTAGACTTCCAAATTGGAAAGCAATATATAATTATATTACTGGAGAAATTCATGTTTGATTATAAATTTAATGAAGATGTAAATATTGTTGAACTTCAAGAATATGTTGATGCTACTTATTCTCAGCATTATTCAACAAACAAATATCAAGCCGGTGAATTCATTATTGATGCTGGTCATGGTATGGGTTTTGCAATCGGTAATATCATGAAATACGCTCAGCGTTATGGCAAAAAAGATGGTTGCAATCGTAAAGATTTAATGAAAATATTACATTATGCTTTGATTGCTTTATACGTACACGATAAAGAAAATAGTAATGAATTATAAAGACCTTTTAGGCAAAGTTGCCCACCAACAATTTGTATATGGTCCTGATGTAGACTTTCTCAAGTCATTCCGGTCGAACCAAATAATAAGCAAAGAGTGGTTGGTGGACAACATTCAAAAAAGTGTCAGTGTTGACTCCTACAATAATGTAGCAGTCCTTGGATCATGGAGTTCTGTCCTTCTCTATGAACTCATGTCAATTGGAAGTGATGCCCCAATTGAGCACTGGCACTTTTTTGATATCGATCCACATGTTCATATTCAACGTGATCGTTATTTTGAAGCAAATAATATGAATAAGAACTATACATCATACACAAAAGATGTAGATATACTTTTCCGTGATCACGGATTTCATAAACAATTTGATCTCATAATCAATCCAAGTTGCGAACATATGATGGATCTTCGAACAACAAATGGGCCAATCTATGCTCTTTGCAGTAATAATATGAATAATATAGATCAACATATTAATTGCGTACAATCAAGCCAACAATTACGCGAAAAGAACAATCTCAGTACTGTTTTATATAAGGGAACAAAGCAATTGTCAACAGGATATAATCGCTTTTGTGTGATTGGATTGCATTAAAAATACATCTTTTGTATAAATATATCTATGGATATATTTGGACTTATCTCTGAAGTTGGAGCTCCCATAGCTGCAATGATAGCAATGGGGTTTTTTATATTTCTCGTTATTCGACAAATGCTTGAGGGTATTATCGAACGAGTGAATACTCTTACTATGTTTTGTAATAGTCTAGAAAACCGTGCAAGAACAATGTCAAATGAAATGATTAAGATTGATCTACTTGTTTCAAGTGCTCTTGATCTAAGACCTGATATTGATAGAATTGCACGAGCAGAAAACTTTGTAGAAGATAAAAAAGTGGATGTAAGAAGAGATTAGATGGAAGAAAGTTTTAATATTATTAATTTGATTAGTGAATATGGTTTTCCTGTTGTTGCAATGGTTGGTCTTGGATATTTTATTTATTTTATATGGAATTTTGTTAATAAAAATGTTGATCCTGAAATGCATAAAATGCATCTTGCTCTTATTCGAGTAATTGATCAAACAAGAATGCTCGATCAAGATATGATAAGATTGCAGCAAAAAGTCAATGTTGTATTAGAATATAGAGAAATATATGGAAGAGCACATCAAAAAACTAAAAAGAAAAAAGAGGATGAATAAACTTATCGATAAATTTATCATATTAATTATGGTATCTTTTTGGATTTTTATTATTTGCATTTCAATAGCAAATTCAACTGAGTTGAATCATAAATTTAAATCACCATCATTTAATGGTATTAATACGAGTGCTCATTATTTGACAATTGAGAATCAAATGAAATCTCGTAAAGATAAGATTCAATCAGATATTGAAGCTGAATTGTTGGCAAAACAAAGAGAAGAAGAAAATACTTTATTGTCAAAATTTATTCGTAATTTTGAATCAAGAGTATATTCACAGTTAAGTAAACAATTAGTTGATCAATTATTTGATGGAACTGGATCCTCATTTGGATCATTTGTTCTTGAAGGAAGTACAATTACATATCAAATACAACCTTGTGATGATATGATAAGATGCAATATTGGCGATGAAGTAATTGTTATGGATATTGTTGATGAAGCCGGCTCGAGCACTAATATAACAATACCGATAGGTGCTGGAACTTTTTAAGGTAGTAAAATGCGTATATTCTTAAAAATTGTATTGTATACAATTATATTATCAATTATTTCAGGATGCGCATTGAATAACTTTAAATATGATAAGATGCGACAAGATATGCCTATTGAGGAAATATTACCTACGCATGATGCGTTAAAGTCAATAAATCCTCCTGATAGAATGCCAGTTGTCGCGGTATATCAATTTGATGATAAAACGGGTCAAAGAAAACAGGTTGATTCGTCTGCTTTATTTAGCACAGCAGTTTCACAAGGAGCTGAAACAATGTTGATTGATGCATTGAAAACTGCTGGAAATGGACAATGGTTTCGAGTTGTTGAAAGAATAGGAATAGATCATTTAGTAAGAGAAAGACAAATAGTAAGAAGCACAAGACAAGCTTATAATGATAATGAAGAATTGGCACCAATGCTTTTTGCGGGTATGATACTTGAAGGTGGTATTATTGGATATGATACAAATATAGAAACAGGTGGAGCAGGAGCAAGGTATTTAGGAATAGGTGGACAAACACAATATCGTAAGGATTTTATTACTGTTTCTTTAAGAGGAATAAGCACACTAACTGGAGAAGTATTATTAAATGTCCAAACGTCAAAAACAGTATTATCGGTGTCAAATGGATTTGATGTTTTTAAATTTGTTGATTTAGATACAAAACTAATAGAAGTAGAAAACGGCATGACGGAAAATGAAAGTATAACTCGATCGACAAGATCATGCATTGAAGCAGCTGTTTTAGCACTTATTAAACAAGGTGATTCTCGTAACCTTTGGAAAATACGAGATAAAAAGGATAAAAGTAATGAATAACATATTAGAACTAATAACGTTTATTATATGGTTTATTATCTCTATTGTTATTATGACATTTATTTTGGGATATGCAAGTGCGCATGCGCAAACTTCATCAGATAATGAGATATATTTAAATCAAAGTGGAGATACAATCACTTTAAATATAAATCAAATAGGATATGGAAATAAATTTGGTGGAAGTGTTTCATCAGGTGTTGTAGCAACAGATCTAACTTTGACTGGTTCATCACTTGATATTGATTTGACTCAAGATGGTAATAGTAACCAATTTCTAGGTAGTATTATTTTTGATAATAGTTTCCTTGATTTTACGACTACTGGTGATACCAATATTCTTACATTAGATATTGGAAGCACTGGATCTGCAGATGATTCAAATCTTTTCTTGGATTTTACGGGAGATAATAATACACTTGATCTGAATATTGGAAGTGTAGCATCTGCCGAAAGATTAGATTTTGATTTAAACGTAATTGGTGGATCAAATATCTTTGATGTTGATATTGAAGCTGATGATGTGACATGGCAAGTTGATATTACTGGTTCAGGAAATGATTTCCTTTCAAATATCAAGGATGGTGCATATAACTCATTGACTATTGATTTTACTGGGGATAATGGTGATATTGATATTAATCAATGGTCAGGTTCATGTCCACAAGGTGTAACATCTTGCTTTGGAGTAATTGATGCAACGATTAATTCAGATAATGCAATTATACAAATTAACCAAAAAGATACTGTCGAATAGTCTTATATATTTTTTAATATTCTTTTCTCAAGGTTATGCCGCTGTTGAAAAGAATATTGGAAATATTATTGAAGTATCTGGAACAAATGGTATTACATCAATTGATGGTGTAACTAAGGTTGGCACTAAAGATTTAGATATCTATTTTCGTGATACTATTGAAACAGTTCAAGGTAAAATGAAAATTGATTTTGTTGATGAAACAAAATTGTCATTAACAGAGCATTCTAAAGTCCTTATTGATGAATACTATTTTGATCCAAATCCATCAAAATCAAAAATGACTATGAGTTTTATTCAAGGAACGGCAAGATTTGCAACTGGTAAATTAGGTCTTGTTCCAAAGGAGAATATTATTATTAATACACCAACAGCAGTTGTTGGCGTTCGTGGTACAGATTTCACAACAACAGTAGATGAACTTGGTCGATCATTAATTATTCTATTGCCAGATGAGGAATGTACAATTGATGGTGATTGCAATCCATCAGGAGAAATTACTGTTACAAATGCAGGAGGCGTTGTCACATTGACTGAAGCATATTCAGCAACAATGGTTACATCCTTTGATAATGCTCCAATGCAACCAGTAATACTTGAAAATATTACCATTAACATTATTGATAATATGTTTATTGTGACACCACCAAACGAAATAGAACAATCAATAGAGGAAGAAGAATCTAATAATCGGCCATCATATGATTTACTCGACTTTAATGATTTGGATATAAATTTATTAAGTGAAGATTGGGATGAAGAAGATCTTTCGATAAATGAAGTGGATATTAATTATCTTGATGGTGATTTTTTACAAAATATTCTTGATGATTTGCTATTACAACAAGATTATTTAAAAGAATCAAGTCAATCAACAAGTTATGATATACAAGGCACAAATATTGGTTTTGATTCACAAACAAACTATTATACCTTTATTGACATTGGTGAGGGTACAATTCGATTTTATCGAATCGTTGGTGGTATAATAAATATAGTAACAAAAATAGATAGTAACATAACATTGGATACTGAAAATGATGGTAAAAAGAACTTTATTACTAATGGTGATGGTCAATCTGTTGTTCTTACAATCCGCCAAGGCAATTGATCAAGATCAGAATAGTGTTTTTATTAATCAAATAGGTGATGATCTTAATTTGAATCTTAATCAAACTGGATATAATAATAATATTGAGATTGACACAGATACGAATAGTAATAACATTTCAGTAGATCAAACAGGTTCTGGCCATGATGTAATATTAAATTTATATGGAACACAACCAAATAATGTTTCTGTTTCACAATCAAGTACCACACCTCAAAGTTATTCAATTGAAACATATTGTATTACTATCGGAGGCTGCTCTATTTCAGTAGATCAACAATGAAATATATCACATCAATATTCTCTTGCATTGCAGTCCTTATACTAGGATTATTTTTAAAAGTCACAGATCCATATATTATTGAAAGACTTCGTTTAATTAATTTTGACCAATATCAACAATTAATACCACAACATAATAATAAAGATATAACACTTATTAATATTGGTGAGGAATCATTAAATCAATATGGTCAATGGCCTTGGCCTCGTTCTATTTTTGCTCAAGTCATTTCTGATTTAAGATCAGCAAATGCTGGAATTATTGTATTTAATATTATGTTTCCTGAGAGCGATAGATTTGGACAAGATGAAATTTTAAAATCATGGATAGATGGTAATGGTATTATTCTATCACAAACTGGTTCGCCAAAAGGAAGATCAGATTCAGCACCGTTTGTTGGCACTGTTGTTCTTGGAAGTGGTGATCCATATCAGTTTGTAGATGAATATCCAGGTATTGTTACAAATATAGAAGAATTTGAATCTTCTGCTTGGGGTGTTGGTGTATTAAACTCAAAACAAGAAATTGATAATGTAACAAGAAGAATGCCATTATTGATTCAATCAAATAATCAATTATATCCATCATTAAGTATGGAAATACTGAGAGCAACGGTTGAAGAAAAGTCATATACAATAAAAGTAGAACCAACTGGTATTGAAAATTTTAGAATACCTCCATATGAACCAATACAAACTGACGCGTCTGGTTCAATATGGATTAATTGGTCAAATAAATTTAAATCATACGAATATGGTAAAGACACTCTGCCAGATCTAAATGGTAATACGGTGATTGTTGGTCTTACTGCAGAAGGTCTTGTTCCATTAGTACCTACACCTCGTGGAGCTCTTTATCCACACGAGTTACAAGCTTCAGTATTAGCGGATCTAATGGACTCAAGCACATCAATTACTCGACCAAATTGGATGCCTATTGCTGAGATTTTATTAATTACAATTACAAGTATACTACTTCTTCTTTCTGTATATTATTTACCAATAGTATATTCGCTTGTATGTTCATTGTTTTTATTATCAATAAACATGTTAATACCGACATATCTATGGATGGAATCATTTTATTTGATGGATATGTCATTTGGTATAATCTTAACAGTTATTCTTTTTGCACATTCAAGTTTTAATAATTTCTATAAGCAATTTAAATTACGACAACAAATTAAGAAACAATTTGAACACTATCTAGATCCAAGACAGGTGAAGATACTACAGAAAAATCCTGGGTTATTGAAACTTGGTGGTGAACGAAAAGAAATGACTTATTTGTTTATGGATATTATTGGCTTTACACCAATATCAGAATTCTATAAGAACAAGAATGACCCTGAAGGTTTAGTTGAATTAGTGAATGAATTCCTTGATGAGATGACAAACATTATATTGAAGAATGGTGGCATGATCGATAAGTTCATGGGAGACTGTATCATGGCAATATTCAATGCACCGATCGATATGCCTAATCATGCTGAGATGGCTATTAAGTCTTGTATCGAAATCGAAGACAAAGTCAAAGAACTGAAAGCCAAATATAAAGAACGTGGTTTACCTGATATCAATGTCGGAACAGGAGTCAATACCGGTACGGCAATCATCGGTAATATGGGATCAACAACAAGATTCGACTTTAGTGTGATAGGCGATGCGGTGAACTTGGCAGCAAGACTTGAAGCAACTGCTGGACGTGGCGATTACAAGAAATATCCTACAATATATTCTTCTATGACAAAAGAACAATTGCCTGATTCAATCAAGAGTAAACATATCGGTGATATCAAAGTGAAGGGAAAAGAAGACGTAATTGAAATATATACTATTTCTTCTTAATAGCGTCAGCACCAAAGAATGCAGACACAAGAACTGCAATTGACGCAAAATATGTTGGTGCAATATCGGCAATAAGTTCAGCTGCTTTTTCCATTCCCATTAATGAAGTTAAAGCAATACCTATTGGATATACTAATAGTCCAATCAATGAGAACCATGCCATTTTACGAATAGCATCACGTTGAGCGTCTTGATCTTCAAGTTCTTTACGTTTAAACTCAAGATGCATTTGTACTTCTTCTTCAGATATGTGACCATCGCCATTTAAATCTACTGGTTTATCAGACATAGAAAATCCTTTTACTAATTAATAATATATTTATAAAAAAACTATTTACAACATTATTATTATATGGTATAATAAATTATTATTAACAAAATTACAAAGGATCTATTATGAATACGTTTACAAAAGATGAAATTATCAATATGTTGAGGAATAATACCTGTTATATTAACTTTACTAAAAAAGATGGTACAATAAGAAAAATGAATGCTACTCTTAATGAACAGTTTATACCTGAAGATATGAAACCAAAATCAAATACAACAATGAAAGAAAATGATAATGTTGTTCGTTGTTTTGATGTTGATGTTCAAGATTGGAGATCATTTCGAGTCGATTCAATTAATTCATTTAAAGATGCATATATTGCTTTCATTGAATCAGTAGAATAATACTGTTACATTTTTATCACAGCTATAAAAAAAATGCACGCAATGTGCATTTTTCTATTTACATATTGTTATAACTGGTATATAATGATTCTATCGAAACAATAAAAGGACATATATATGAATACAGAAATTTTTTCAATTGGTTATGATAGTGAATTTCAAAGTGATAAATTTGTAGCAACTGATATTGAAGGTGTTGACTTCGTTCGTGACATTCCTTGTGAAAGTTGTGAATTCAGTAAAGAATGCGAAATGAAAGCTGTTGATTGTGTAGCTACTCGTGCCTGGTATTATATTGGCGATTATTTAGATGCTGATGTTGGTCGTCTTCGCCGTGCTTGTAAATAATGATTGAGGATTAAATTATGAGATTAAAAAGAAAAAAGAAGATTGTGCGCAAAGTTAAAACTGGTATTGCTGGCGCGCCAGTTGATCATGGCTTTATGTGGTATAATCATTATTTCAGAACTGAAGTTGAAAAGAAAGAACTTGCAGGCGTTATTCGTAATTATATTCGTAAATCATTTTCAAAGGAAGAAGCAGCATTAATGTTAAGTGCTCCTGATTGGCTCTTTTATGCTTATCAACATATTGCAGCAATTATAAGTTGGAATGAATTGAATTTAAAATTTCCAGATCATTATAATATTAATAGAGCATTAACTAATTATTTTGCTAATGTTAGGAAATCTGCAATCAATAAAATTGAATTAAAATCTTTTTTAGAAGACACATCTCCTGCTATTAAAACTAAATCTCCAATGGAAATTTTGAAAATTAAAACTTCTGATATGCTTGCTTATATTGATGAAGTAATTGATGCTCATATAGAACAAGAAACAAATAATGCAAATACTGCATTTGATGGGATTGACATATATTCACTTTTCCAAAAAGATAATGTTGCTTATAATACAGCAAAACAATGCTTTGATCATATTGAAAATATATATGAAGAGATTAAAGAATTAGTTGAGACAAAAGATCCAGATCTTGTTGAAGCCTATTCATACATGAAATTAAAAAGACAAAAAATCTTTTTACAATTCCTTCAAGATATAAAAGATAATATCCAAAAATATATTCTAAATAAAAAAGCTGTTCGTAAAACAAAAGCTCCAAAGATTATAACTGCTGATAAACAAATTAAAAGACTTAAATATAATAAAGAGTCAAAAGAATATAAAATGGTTTCAATTCCTCCAATTCAAATTATTGGAGCATCCCGTCTTTTTGTTTTTAATACAAAATATCGATCATTGATTGAATATGTAACTAATTCACCAAAAGGTTTTAGTGTGAAAGGTACTACATTGCAAAATATAGATGATGATAAATCAAGATCTATTCGTCTTCGAAAACCTGAAGAAATGCTTACAATCGTTCAAACAAAGGCAATAAGTAAAATTGATAAAGCATGGAAAGAATTGACTACAAAACAAAGTAAGCCAAATCCAAGAATAAACGAATATTGCATTTTAATAAAGGTATTTAATCAATGACAAAAATTAAAATAATGACAAAAAATAGTGTTTCAGAAATCATACAAAAACAGGTTTTTGAAAATAATATGTCTTACATTGATGCAATCATTTATATATGCGAAAAGAATAATATCGAAATTGATGATATTAAAAAATTCATATCTCCTGTTATTAAAGAAAAACTTGAAGCAGAAGCGATGAACCTAAATTATTTGCCAAAAGAAAATGCACTTAATTTTTGAATTTCTATTTACTAATGATAGAAAAATATATATAATATACATACAAACATACACTGTAATATAAAGGATATACAAATACAATGTCATTTGAAAATTTAAAACGCAATCGAAATAATATTGCAAAACTTGTTGAAGAAGCAAATAAAGTTGGTGGCACAAATACTCGTCAAGAAGACGAAAGAATGTGGAAACCGACAGTTGATAAGGCAGGTAATGGTTATGCTGAAATTCGCTTCTTACCTCAAGTTGATGGAGAAGATCTACCATGGGTACAATATTGGGACCATGGTTTCAAAGGTCCATCTGGTCTATGGTATATTGAAAAATCACTCACATCAATTGGGCAAAATGATCCTGTATCAGAATCAAATAGCGTTCTCTGGAATTCGGGTATTGAGTCCGATAAAGCAATTGCTCGTGATCGTAAACGTAGACTACATTATGTTTCGAATATTATGGTTGTCTCTGATCCAGGCAATCCACAAAATGAAGGCAAAGTCTTCATGTATATGTATGGTAAAAAGATCTTTGATAAGATTATGGATATTATGCAACCAGCATTCCAAGATGAAAAACCGGTTAATCCATTTGATCTTTGGGAAGATGTTACATTCAAAGTGAAAATCCGTCAAGTTGAAGGATATCGCAATTATGATAAATCTGAGTTTGTAAGAAATGACGTATTCCGCGATGATGACCATCGTGAAGAAGTTTATAATCAAGTTCATAAACTTTTTGAATTCGTTGACCCTAATTCATATAAATCATATAATGAATTGAAAGCAAAACTCAATCAAGTTCTTGGTGTTGAAAATAATCTTTCAGTTCGTGAAATGGATCAACTTGGTGAAGCAACTCCTCCAACTCCACAAGTTGAAAAAGTAGCGAAACCGGTGACTGCTGAAGAATATTCATCAATGGAAGATACTGATGAAGATACATTTCAATATTTTGCAAAACTAGCGAATAGTTAAAATTTCTTTCATAGAACTAAGGGAGAGCTTCGGCTCTCCCTCTTTTTAACGATTATATTATTATCAATTTTTTAATTAGTAGGCCATTGCTTCGTCATAACCAAAGGTATTTCGTAAACTTGCAATAGGCATAGAAGCTCCATTTAAATTTGTTGTTTGTTGCGAATTATTAACAACCTGCGTTGATGCATCTTGGGGTGCTATTATTACATTATTTCCATTTGCAGATTGCTCAGCGTCTCTATTAGCTTGTGCTAATTGACTTGCTTTATTAACATCTCTTGCTATTAACGCTGCTTCAGTGGCAAGACTTAGTGCTGTTCCTACACCGGGGAACGTTGAAGCAATACCTCCACCTAGCTCTAAAGCTGCTCCAACAAAATCACCCTTTATAGCTCTTTTGACAGCGAATCCTGAACCCATTATTAAGCCAAGGCCAGGAAGTTTTTTAAAAAAGCCTTTAGCTAATCCTTTTGCGGCTGCTTCACCAGTTTCCTTTGCAGCTACTACTGCGACTTGTTTACCGGCTGTTTTTGCAGCTACGTTTGTAGCAGTTTGTGCTGCACCTTTAACACCTTTCCCTACTGTTTTTGCTACACCAATTGCACCTTTCCCTACTGTTTTTGCTACACTAATTGCACCACTTACAATTCCCTTCAATGCTTTAAATCCTTTAAGAAGTTTATATGCAATAAAAGTTTCGATCAATAATTCGAGGCCAGTCGATATCACATCGCCATGCTCTTTAAAAAAATCTACGATTCGAGTGAACGTTGATACAATACTTTCTTTTAAGGATACTAGATCATCTATAAGTTTCCCAGATTTTAAATATTCTATTAAATTTTTAAAAGCATCTGACTTAATAAACGTATTGAATCCTAGTACTAGTGCTATCAATCCAGCACCTTTAAGAGCAGTCTTAATAAAATCCCAAAGAGTTTCAGCGCCGGCTTTGATTTTTTCACCAACAAATTCCACCCCTTTACCAGGAGCCTTTTTAACCTTTTCTAGTAAAGATTCTTTATTAGCTAGTTTTTCAATCTTAGCTCTTTTCGCGTCTGCTTTAGCTGCAGCTAGTATTTCTTTTCTTCGCTCGGCAACTTGTTTTTTAAAATCTTCTTTTTCTTCTTTTCTTTGTTTTATACGGTCTGCTCGCTGTTCCCAAAATTCGAATTTACGCATTTCATGTGCGACGACCATTTCAGTTAACGTGAATTTGCCTTGTTCATATATACTTTTAAGAGTTCCTAATAAACCTTTTCTTTGCTCTTGAGCTTGCTTTTGAGCTTGCTCTTGAGCTGCTCGAGCTTTTCGTCCATCCGTTAATAACAGTTGAGGGACATCATTAATAGCAGCTGGTAGAGCTAATAATGCAGGCTTTAGTTGTGACACGACTTCATTAGAAAAATCTGTTGTTATTTGAATTAATTTGCCTATATTATCTTGTACGGCTTTATGAGTTAGGCTATCTTTTTCTGTAATTTTTAATATATCGCCTATATTATTTTGTACGGCTTTATGAGCTAGGCTATCTTTTTTTACAATTTTTAATATAGTTTTATCATGGTCTTTTATTTCTTTATTATGTTTTTCTAGCTTTTCGTTATATTCGTTCTGAGTATCAAGTTTAGAGCTAATATCATCATGTCTTTTAGAATCATCTTCATCAGTAGATAACTTCGCAATGGCTTTATTTAAACCTTTGTTTTCCTCTTGTTTAAATTCTTCTTTCTCTTTACTTCGAAGAGATTTTACGTCTTCCATTAGCTAATTACCTCTCTGTTGTCGACTCTAGTTGTACAACACCATTATTAATAAGCTTTGCTCTATTCTTCATATGCTGTTCTTTGAGTTCTTCTTTACTTCCCCCAAAATAAGGAACGGCATGTCCTTCCATAATCATTATTTCTGTCACTGGAATCCAATTATCTGTAACTGGATAATACACAATAAAATCTCCTAGGATACGGCCAAATTTGCCTTTCATATCCTCACCTTTTTTATTGATTTGTGTTTTTAATATTGGATTACCTTTAAGCAATTCTTTCAATCTTGCTTTTGCAGCAAGACCAAATTTCTTTTCAACAATATCACTTGTACGAGATTCAGGAGTATCAATTCCCATAATACGCACACGTTCACCTTTAATCATGATATTAAAACCAAGATCGATATCAACATCAACAGTGTCGCCATCAACTACTTTATTTATTTTACAGTTGTATTCGTACATTATCTACTTCTCATCTTTCTGGCTTCTTCTTCGTTTAATCGTTTTTCTTCTTCTAAATGATCTTGTAATAGCGAAATATATACGTCTAGTTCCCAAGGTATTAAATTCTCTATCTCAGTCAAACTATATTTAAAAACATGCATTAAAGTAAAACTCGTCTTATAATAGTTTATAAGATTATTATGAGATAGAGCTACTAAAAAAAATCATTCAGGCCTTTTATATTTACTTCATAATCTTCATTACAAGATGTACACTTTTTTGTTTCATTATATTGCAAATAAGGCATTTCTTCAGCGACAAATGCGGCAATTTTTTCAAACTGGTTTGACGATAATGAATCAATAAATGCATCTTGATCTTTGGTACTTTCATCAGCAAAAATAATTCTTTCGTCTTCTGTATTTACTGCTAAAATAGACGATTTAATTATTTCAAATGTTTCAGTTGTTTCACTTTTATTTGCAGTAGATAAATTTACTAACTCATCATAAGTATAAAATTTCATTTCAAGAGATACATCATTTGTTAGTTTAACAATTTTGTCTACTTTTGTAGCATCTTTACTCATTACTACATCGTTAATATTCACTTTAATATCGTTTTGAGTATCACAATGAGGGCATTTATATATTAAATCAACGTTTTCGCCGGTTGATTGAGCTCTCAATTTAACAAAAATATACTCAACATCGAATGATGTAAGCTTTTTTGTATCAACATCTTCTACGCACGCATCAATTAATTTTAAAATTGATCTCATAATCATTTTATCATCATTTGATTCTTTTGCTTGAAGCAGAATCTTTTCTTCTTTTACCAGGTAAGGTCGATATGAAACAGTTTTTCCTGTACTCGGTATAGTCATTTCATGCAAGGTTGCATTATTTAAAATTGGCAAAGCCATAATATATTATCTCCAATAGTTTATATTATAATCATTATTTATAATCGTTAAAATAGTTGTGCAACTCGTGATATAAGTGAGCCAGCAAGAACTTTACCTAGTTCTTCATCTTTATTTGATATTCCTGGGATTCTTGTTTTAAAATCATCATAATTTAATTCTACTGTAAGCTCCGCAATTCCATCGAGTTCATTATTAAATTCAAAACCTGACACAATTTTAGGAAATGCTCTATTTAATATCACTTCATATGTTATTTGATCATCAGTTATAAAATCAAGATCAATTTCGCCTTGAGCTAAATCAAATGGTCCAATTTTTGGTAATCTATTTTGTAAGTTTGAAGGAAGCTTTGGTAAACCCAATGATGTTTGATAAACTGGTAAACCAAAACCTTTTTTAAGAGCTGATATAATTACAGTTTTTTCGTATTCCGATTTATATCTAACTTCGTATGTATCTTCATTAAATGCCAAAGCCTGCCAACGATCAAAATAATCTTTGATGCCGAAATCATTTAATACCATAAAGGTCATAGATACATCTCCATAAGTAATACCATTTACTTGCTGTACTTGTATCGCCCCAATAGTTTTTTCTGCGCTCACTAAATTTTTGCCTGGTATGTTAACAGCTTTACATAATAAATTATGTTCACGACTAGCATTACCATTTGGACTGCCGAGCGATGGAAGCGTGACTTTATATAAATTAGTATGTGCTACACCTCCACCTTTGCCAATCACAGATTTTAATTGATCTACTGAATATACCATTAAATCATACTCCTTGAATCTCGCCATACTTTACCTTGACTTCCTTTCTCCCAATCAGCCGTTGGAAGAAATGCAGCAATTTCCCATTCAGGAGGAGAAACAAGAGCAAATCTTGATCTTACATGGTCGGTCAAATAATGTTTGAAAGCAGGTTTAAACCATTTATATTTTGCTGCAGATTTTAACTTTTGATAGTTAAGTTGCAATCTTGTTGTTTCATCATTTTTTTGATTATTTGTAGGTGTATCATTAATTAAAGAATCAAGAAGTTTTCCTCTTAAAAGAGGTGGAAGATAATGCATATTTAATCCATAGAATCCACCTGGAGCTTTTTCAATAACAATTGTAAGAGGAAATCTATCATAATATGGCAATGTGTCTTTCAGCTTTGGATCATAAAAATACATTACCATTTGTCCAGGTAAAAACCCTGATCGAAGAGTGACTTCTTCTTCCTTCATCAGCGCGCTACGTTTTGTTATTTTACCGAGTTCTTTGGCTTTTTGAGTAAACCATTCAATCGATTGTTTTGTCTTTGGCGTAATACCAGCTTTAAATGCTTCAGCACTGAGTTCTTTAAATATTTCAGACACAAATTAATTCCTATTTAATATAGATCTATTTATAATCGTATTTAAATAATTCAATATCTTTTTTATACTCGTAAGCCACAATATCAATAAGTTCTTGGTTATAATAATCGGTATAATGTGTATGTTCTGAAGTATTTTGCGGTTCTCCTAATGGTTCATATACATTATAAAAATCTTGTATTATTTTAAAATCTTTGTCTAAGTTTTCAAATTGAAGTATATGATCAATATTATCATTAATAAATTTATATTGCTCTTTTTTTACACAACCATATCCTTTTACCCATTGTTTCTTAATAAATCCCGCAAAGTCATGTTTCATGTCAGTTGTTCTTTTGATATAATGATAACCTGAAACCATACGATCCCAAGGATTACGAACAACTACAAATGTAGTACCAAGATCACCATATGTTTTTTGCAAAAAATTCATATCAGCATGCTTACCCATATAAATGCTTTTATGACCTAATTGCTGAGTATTTGATATATGTTTTACTAACCAATTTGAAATAGATACTCCAGCAGTTTTTGGAATATGAATAAATGTGCTATATGGTTTTTCAATCAAAACTGTCATATTTAGTTTTCTTTTTTCTGCCTCTACGCATTGTCATCGGTTTTAAAGGCTTTGTTGATTTTGGTTTAATTCCCATTTTTTCTAATTCGTTTTCAGTCCAAATCAAAAACTTCCAATTACGATCATCACAATATTCTTTTGCAGCTTTCCATTTATTATTATTCTTAATATAATCAAAGCTTTCATTTAAATATCTTTTTGTCTTTCTACCTGGAAATTTAGGCGGTTTTGTTTGTGAATATGGTTTTATTTCAATAAGAGCAACTTCGCCATTCTTAAATTTAATTTTAAGGTCTGGAAAATAACGATGGTACTTACGATCCATCTCATAAAAGTATGGAATGATAATTTCTTCTGAACTCCATTTGAGCACATCAGTATTATTATCACACCATTTAAAACAATAACGTTCCCACATTGATCTCCATATGATTTTTGTTGGATCTCCTTCGTATTTATGTGGATTTTTTAATGTAAATTTACCTGAATACGCCATGAATTATCTTTATAAATAGAACTATTACTATATATTATATGGAGAAACTTTGTGCCAGAAACCCCAGAGATACAACCAGAAAGTGTTGAACCTGAATATAGCCTAAAAGAAGATTTTGATCTAAGATATCCTATAGATCAAAATTATTATCAGGCTGAAATTCGTTTTTCTGTATACGAAGTCGATAATGATATTGCAGAACTTGATCTATCATTGCAACTAGGCGATAATAAAGCAGATGATGAAAAAAGTAATAAAGCAAATGGCGAGCAAATATCAAATCTCGGCGTTGATGAATTATTAAAGGGCAGCACCTCATCAAAATATAAAAAAGTAGAAGGAAGAGATGTATCTTTGTATCTTCCAGCAGGCCTTGCATTTAATGATGGTGTTAGTTACGACCAAGTCAATATTGGCACTTTGGGAATAATAGCAGAAGGCATGATGGGCAGTAAAAAAGGTAATATGCTTAGTGATTTAGGGAAAAATGCTACAGATATTTTAGAAAATTTGGGAAAAGGCGCAGGTGGCGGTGGCGATCTCGGAAAATTAATAAACGCAAAAATAGCTAGTTTTGGCGGAGAAGGTATTGGTGGTGCAGTATCTGGTGCCTTACGCGTAAAAGAAAATCCTCATACAAGAGTACTTTTTGGATCTGTGCCAATAAGAGAATTTCAGTTTGCATTTCAATTCTTACCGACTAGCAAAAAAGAAGTAAAGGCTATTCATAAAATAATTCGGGTCTTTCGAGAAGAACTTTATCCAAGAGGTATAGCAAAAGTTGGTAATACTTATAATGGATTTGACTATCCTAATGTATTTAAAATAGAATTTTTTTATCAAGATAAACCCTTAACTAATGCTCCTAAAATTATTGAATGCTATTTAACCGGTGCTCAAACAAACTATAACCCAAACATAATGTCATTTTTTGAAGACGGAAAGTTCACAGAAATTACTTTAAATCTAACCTTTATCGAAGAAAGAATTCTTGTAAGGCAAGATATTGAGGAACAATATAAGGAACAAGCGGAATTGGATAATCCAAATCTGGAGGTAGAGATTTAATAATGTCATCGTATTTTAAAAATTTCGAACAAATTGACTATCAATTCGGCAATGAAGTAACAACCGCAAAGATTCAAAACTTAACGCAGTCAGTAAGAATTGAAGATATTATACAAGATGATATTTCATTTTATAATCTCTATACAATTCTTGATGGTGATCGCCCTGATATATTGTCTTACAAGTTTTATAAAAATTCAAAATATCATTATACATTTTATCTTATGAACTCTAAGATACTCGAGTCAGGTTGGCCACTCGTATCAGCTGATGTTACTCAACTTGTTCAAACAGTACACCCAAATACAACACTTGTTACCCAAGATAGATTAGACGGCAAAATGAATGTAGGACAAACGGTGACTGGATCTTCTTCAGGTGCAAGCGGTAAAATCGTGAGTAAAAGATATGACTTTGGTCAAATTATTATTGAAGGAACACATTCATTTAGTGGTAGTGAAGTAATCACATCAGATACTGGTGAAACTGTTACTCTTACTGCTGCGACTCCAGAATATTTATCGACTCATCATTATGTTGATGGTAACGGAAACTATGTTGATGTTGATCCTTTTTCAGGTGATCCAAGTATCTATACTGTAGTTACATTTCTTGATCAATATAATAATGAAAATGATAATTTAAAACAGATACGTATTATAAAACCAAGCGCGATTAATCAAGTACATACTGAATTTATGAGACTTTTGAAAGAATAATATATGAGTGATATTAAACTAAAATCGCCATTTGATTATCGGCTTAAAGAAGTAACACTTTCAGCTGATCGGTTTGAAAATGATATTGATATAACATCGGTAATTGCTCAACTTGATATTTCAGAAAATATTAATCGGCCATTCCTTATCGGTAATCTCGTTATTGGAGATACGACTGGTTTATTTGAAAGAATTAATTTCGTCGGAACAGAAAAAGTCAATATTAAACTACATTTAATTGCAGAAGAACCTGTAATCATTAATAAAAATTTTCATATTACTGGTATTAATAACGTTGAACAATCAAATGAATCTTCTGGGATTTTATCTATTGAACTAATTGAAGATCATGCTTATAGAAATTATTTAGAAAATGTGAATCGGCCTTATGAAGGTAATGCGACAAAAATTATTGAAGATTGTATTAAGGAATTTCTTGATAAAGAGCTTGAAAAAATAACAGATACAAATACTGAACTTGCTCCATTGAAATGCATCATACCAAATTGGCATCCGCTTGATGTTGTTAAATGGCTAACAAAATATATGATTCGTGATTTTGGATTTCCATATTTCTTTTATTCAACAATTCATAGTGATAAAATACAAATGAATGATTTGTTGAATATATTGAAAGCACCAGTCGTAAATAGTATTCCATTTAATTATTCTATTGCTGCAGCAGCTGAAACAAGGAATACTATTGAAGAACAATCATATGTTATTAACGATATTGATTTTAGTTCTAACTTAAACACATTAAATAAAATACGTGAAGGTGTTGTTGGATCAACAAATCAAACAGTTGATATTATTAAAAACTCTTCATCAAGAGAAATAATACATTTTGACATATATCAAATGTTCAAAGATATTAAAGCAAATGGCGCAATCAAAGCAAATCAAGCTTATATACCTTATGATAGTAAGGCAAAAGTTAATGATAAAATATTACACGATTATGATTCAAGACGTATATCAGAACTTGAAGTTAGTTATGTTTATGGTAAAGATATTCTTAATTTTACAAATGTAATGGATCTTGATAAACAACTATTGGCGAAATCAATTCTCAGTTGGTTAAATGAAAATAAAGTAACAATTAAAATTCCTGGAAGAAATTTCTTAGAAACTTCAGATAGAAATGCAATTAAACTTGGCGATCAAATACAAATTAAAATTCTAAAACCAATACGAAACGGTAGTTCACTTGAGACAGTTGAGCCCGATGGGGATATATACGATAAGAAAAGATCTGGCGAATATGTGATTCAAGCGATTCGACATATGTTTGTTTTTGATCGTTATAGTGTTGTGGCTGAATGTACTAAGTTAACCGATATAGAAAACACTTTTGAGAAAATATAATGCAAACATTTTATGGAGATAGTACGCGTTGGTTTATCGGTATTGTTACGAATAATAACGACCATGAATTAAAACTAGGGCGAGTACAAGTACGTATATATGGTATTCATGATAATACAGTTGATATTGCATATAAAGATTTACCATGGGCTCAAGTATTAGTACCATCAACGGAAGATGGAACATCAGGACTTGGTTTGAGTCCAAATCTCAAAAACGGTGCTCAAGTATTTGGTATTTTTCTTGATGGAAAACAATCACAAGCTCCTCTTATACTTGGTTCAATACCAAAAATAGAAATACCAACAATAACAAATATTGATAAAGCAATTATTAATTCAAAAGTAAATGATAAAACTCTTGATATATCAAAAGAGCCTGTTGAGAAAATTAATAACCAAAAAAATATTGTTAAACAAGAAGGTTCTACAAATGCTGAAATAGCTTATAATTTCTTTATTGCAAATAGTTTGTCTGCTTATGCAAGTGCAGGAATTGTTGGTTGTCTTATTACAAAGGCTGGTGCTAATTTAGATCCAACACAATTTACAAGAAGAAATGTTGTTTATCCTATTAGTCGGCTTTCAAGATATAATAAGTTTTCACGTGAGCATAATCTTGATGCTAATACATTGAATGCAGTTTTACAATTTATTATTTATGAAGGAAATAAATATCCAGGGTTAGGTTTCCAACAAACAGTTGAATCGACTGATATTAATAAAATTGCTACTAATTTTGGAAAAAGGTATCTTTTAATTAATAATACTAATAAACTTAAAGAATGTATTAATAATGCAAAAGATGTATATGAAAGGTTTTCTGGATAATGGCTATATCTAAAGGTGTACTTGATACTGCAAAAAATATTGCCATTAAAAAGGCCAACGTTGCAGGATTTAAAGGGCAAGCACTTGATGCTGTATCAAATTTAAATAGTACTGCTGGCTCAATTCTGAAAGGTGCCAATGCAGTCGGTGCAGTTGAAGGAGGCGTTGCAGCACTGACTGGTAATGTATCACAGCTCACTGATGCCGTACCTGGTCTTAAAACGGCAATTGGTGGTGGAACAACTGGTGATATTGAAAAGATTACTGGCACTATTGCAGGTGCCGGATTGAATGTTGCAATCGCCGGAGGATCAGGATCTGGCGCAATTAGTGAAATGCTGAAGGCTGGAGAAGGAGTAGTCTCTGGATTACTTGGTTCTGTATCGACTGGACTTGGTGGATTTACTGGTATTTTAAGTAAAGTTTCTGGGCTTGGTGCAGGAAATGTTCTTGGCGACCTGGCAAAAAATGCAGGTGGTATTCTTGGAGGAGCAGCAGCTGCTCTTACTCAAAATTTAGATCGACTTACAAATGTTGGTATCGGTCAACCAATTAAAGATCTTATCGAAAAAACATCAGGAAATATTGGTAATGTTCTAATTGCAATTACGGCTAACCAGGGTAAACTATTACCAAATGACGTAAAAGATTTGATTGGTAAAGTAGATAGTGGTAATCTTACCGATGCTTCAAAAATATTAGGTGATAAAATTCAATCTGGTAGTGAACTCATTAATAATCTTGAAAATTTGGGTGATAAAGATATAAAAAATCTATCAGATGCAGAAAAAGCCGAATTGGCAAAAGAATTAGATAAAGATCCTGCTCTTAGACAACAATATATTGAAAAGTCATTAAGTAATATTAAAACAAATGCGGCTGATAATGTCGAAAAAGGCAAAAGTAATAATACTGCTGCTGGTCAAAGTACTTCTCCAGATAAACAAATTGGCGCTAAAGATTCAACTTGGAATGGTGATAATACAAGTGATAATCGTCATTTTGATATTGTAACAAGTTTTGAAGAACTTGAATCAGAACTCAAAGCCACAGAAAGAGATATTACAGAAGTTATTGTAAATTGGACTGAGAGCTATAATAATGATGGCTTAACTCCAAATGATATATTTAAAGAAATTAAAAGTCGTGCTTCAAATGGATATTGGCATTTCCTCATCTTTCCAAATGGGACAATAACAAAATTTGCACCAATTGGTGAAGTAACAAATCATACCTCTTTTGGCGGATGGAAACGTGGAGATACTGCAACACTTTATATTCCAAATAGAGATTCACACAATAAATATAGTATTGGTGTTGCTTTTGTTGGTGGACTTGATGATGAGAAGAATACTTTTCTCACGCAAAAACATTATGAATCATTTTCTAAATTTATGAGAACATTTTATAAAGTATATCCAGGCGGACAGGCCTGGGGCGCGCGGGATCTGATTGGACTTGACCAAGGTTATGAAGCACCTGGCTTTGATGTTCAAGATTATGTTCGAACTATATTTAATAAAGTAAATACAACAAAAGAAACTGAAGCAGCCTTAGGTGCAAAAGAATTAATAGCAAAAATGATTGAGAATGCAAATGGCTAAAACATTTGAAAATGATGGGTTTATTGATCCAACTTTCCAATATCCTACTCAAGAATATTGGCTTAAGCCAAGTACAAATATATCGAATTATGCAGGTAAAAGTCATATATTAAATTATGGTGGTTCATATTCTAATATTAATATGAATTTTACTTATAATACAAATTCTGTCTACACTCAATGTAATACAAAAGAAACTGCTTCTGGTCATATAATACAATATGATGATACTCTTGGACGTGAACGCGTATTGATTAAGCATCGTTCAGGATCTGGTCTTGAAATGAGACCTGATGGTACCATTCTTGTTTCAAGTACAAATAAGCATGTACTTACCGTTGCTGCAGATCAAACTATAATTGTTGAAGGTAATGCTAATCTTATTTATAATGGCAATCTCAATGTTGATGTCATAGGCGATTATACTATGAATATTGGTGGTAATTATAACATTGACGTGATGGGTAACGTTCAGGAAAAATTAAAAGGCCGAAGAGATACTGAAGTTGAATTAACCCAAACTCTTGATCTCAAAGAGAATTATGAATTAACTGTACTTGGTAATCAAACAGCGACAACTCTTGGTAATATGACTTCACTCATCAAAGGTAATGGCAAAAATCATATTAATGGATCTTCAGAATATTTTGTTGGTGGTGCTCTTCGTATTACGGCAGAAGATTCATGTTCAATGTCTTCAGAAAATATTAATATTGGTGCAACTGATATAAGCCTCTTTGGTACGACTGGTACAATTGGCGGTGATGAAGTCATTATGTATACTAAAAATATTTTTGCCCAAAAGAGTGTTCATGCCGAAACTATGAAAGCAACCAAAACCATTTATGCAGATAAAAGTGTTCATGCTGAGACGATGCAAGTCACTGATACCTTTATTGGTGATCTCAAAGGAACTGCAGAAAAAGCAATCACTGCTGATGTAACGAATTCTCAGGGTTATGCTGAAAATGAGCAAGGAACAGCTGCTGGCTTTAGTATTACTGATACTGCTGCAGATGAAACTCCAACTGATAGCGATCAGACTGCATTGCCAACAGCAGGAATTATGACCGCTTATCTCAATACTTCTGACAAAGGTATTAAAAGAGTCAATATTGATCCAGGTGATGGATTGAAAAACTCAATAGATCTTTCGGCCGAAACGGATCAGGTGATTCGTAGACAATTGACAACTGGTGAGGTAAGAGCAAGATTAAGAAATCCTGCAAATGTCAATGCTTCAAACTTTATAACAAAACAATTGTCTGATGGTGTCTTATCGCAAGATTATGCAATCACAGTTCCACCTGGAGAAGTTGGAAGAATTGTATCAAAAGATGGTGGAATTATTCGAGGCCAAGATATTGTTACAACTCAAAATGCCGCATATGGTAAATTTGTACCAGGTCCAAAACTATTTAAAAATATACCTGATCCACAATATATCATTACTGATTCAAGTATCATTACGCCATCAACAAGATTGTCAGATAAATATACACTTGCTAAATTCCTTTCAGGGCAAGGTAATAAAGTAACACTCAATCATATTGTTGATAATACTGCAAGGATTTCAATTGCTCGAAATTTACAACAACAAATAAATGCTATTAATGTATTTCATGACACTCTACGTTTTATGAATTATCGTCTTGTCATTATAGAATCTCTATATCAAACAGGACCGGGTGAATCAGCTTCTGATATTGCATCATTAGCTACAAATGGTCAATCAGTAGTGTATCAAGTAATTAATGATCTTGGACAAGTTGATCTTCCAAAAACATTTGAACTTGCCGAATATTGGAAAAGTTTTGTTCAATTTGATAAATGTATTCTTGATTATGATAATTATAATCCAGATGGAAGTCTTTCAGCTCAGATTGTTTTAACTATGCCAAACATAAGTACAACTTATGAAGCTTCTTATTCAAATAAAATTGAAACAAGATATAATAATAAAACACAATCAAGTTCAGACTTTGTTGAAATAAAGTTATAAATAGATAAAAATAAAGGCAAGAAATGGTTAATAAAGTTTTTAGCGTTGAAGATGGCAATCAGCAGACAACAAGTGCAGTCACTGCTCGTAAACGCCTATATAAAGATATTGATTTATCATTCGCAAAAGCTCCATCAAATGATGTATATAAAAAGACCGATCTTGCTTCTATAAAACAAGCAATAAAAAATTTATTATTGACAAACAATTTCGAAAAGCCGTTTAATCCAAACTTTGGTGCAAATATAAGAGCTTTACTTTTTGATCTTGCTGATGGAAGGCTTGAATCAAAAGCAAGAGAAAAAATTCAATTCGCAATTAATAAATATGAACCAAGAGTTGAAATAATGAAAATTAAAGTAGAACCAGAACCAGATCGAAATGACGTGAGAATACAAGTGAATCTCAAAATAAGAAATTCAAGTACTACGTTCGATATAAGTACTTCATTAAACAGGTTAAGATAATGGCAACAAATATTTCATCATCAAGATTAGACTTCAATAATATTAAGAATCGTCTTAAAACTTTTCTTGCAGCAAAAAGCGAATTTACTGATTATGATTTTGAAGCCTCAGGACTTAATAACATTCTTGATGTGTTGGCATATAATACTCATTTCAATGGATTAACTGCAAACTTTGCATTGAATGAATCATTTCTCAACACTGCACAATTAAGAAGTTCAATTGTTTCGCACGCTGAAACTCTTGGATATACACCAAGATCAATTACAGCTTCTATTGCCTATCTTAATTTATCACTTGATCTTACCGGTGTTGCAAATCGTCCATCTACAATTACAATTCCAAGATATACAGCATTCACTTCATCAGTTGCTGGTGTATCTTATACCTTTAGAACTATAGCATCTTATACAGCGCCTGATGATGGTACAGGTAGTTATACATTTGTGACTGCAGAAGGTTCAACATCAATTCCTGTTTATCAAGGTACAGAAAGAACAAAAACATTTTTTGTTGGAGATATTACTGATCGTCAACTTTATGTAATACCTGACAACACAATTGATACAACAACACTTGATGTAAAGGTATATGCTTCACCAACATCTTCTTCATACACAACATATACGCTTCTCGATAATGCAACTTCAGTTGGTGTTGATAGTACATATTATTCTATACACGAAGCACCAAATGGATTCTATGAAATACATTTTTCTGATGGTATTACCTTTGGTACCGCACCTATTTCAGGCAATAAAATTGTAATTAATTATTTATCAACAGTTGGCGCAGATGCAAATGGTGGTAGTACCTTTGCGCCAGTCTCTCAAGTGACAGTAAATGCTGTAAATTATAATCTTGGAGTCGTAACAGTAGCAAACTCATCGTCAGGCGCATCAAAAGAAGATAGTGAAGCAATTCGGCTAAATGCTCCAATTGCGTTTGCTGCTCAACAAAGGCTTGTGACAGCTGATGATTATAAAGCATTAATATTGAAAAGATATTCTGTTGCAACGGATGTAAGTTCATGGGGTGGACAAGATAATGTCCCTGTTGATTATGGTAAAGTATACATTTCAATTAAATATGTTGATGGAACAGCTGCTGCAACAAAAACCGCAACTGAATCATCAATCACAACAAATTTGGTGAATAAACTCGGTGTTATGTCAATCACTCCAGTTTATGTTGAGCCAATCAATACATATATTGAAACTAAAACAACTTTCCGTTATGACCCAAGTGCTACAAATATTACAAGGAATACACTTTCTTCAAATATACAAACAGTGATTAATAATTATTTCACAAATAATTTAAAAAAATTCAATACGACATTTAGAAAATCAAATCTTCTTACTTTGATTGATGATGTCGATCCAGGTGTGTTAAACTCAAAAATGAGTATTGTAATGAATCAAAGAGTAACACCAACTCTTGGTGTCAGTCAATCACATACTGTAATTTTTCCAGTTGCGCTTCCTTCACCAGATGATGTCAATTATATTATCACATCATCTTATTTTACAGTAAATTCGCAATTATGTAATATTCGTAATTTATTAGGTAGTACTAAATTGCAACTTGTAAACCAATCAAGTCAAGTAGTGATTGATAATCTTGGCTCTTATAATACAAACGGTACAGTAAATATTGAAGGACTTACTATCAATTCAATGGTAGGTTCAACCTTTAAATTGAAAGCAGTGCCGGCAAATGAAAGTACAATTACTCCATTAAGAAATTATATTATCGATAATGATATTGATGATTCATATGTAACAGGTGTTACTGAGACATAATATATGAAACAACGTACAAATACATTTTTTAATCGTAAGGCAATTGACTTTAGAACTAGTCGTGTTGAAGATGTTTTACCGGATTATTTTAAAGAAGATTATCCAAATCTTATTAAATTCCTTGATTATTATTATGACTTTATGGATTCAGATGGAACTCATGCTTTTAATAGCGAAATCTATGAATTATTTCGTGCAAAAGATATTGAATCAACTTCACTAGCTTTACTTGATAATATATTTAAAGAAATTGGTCTCGGTGCAAGTCAAAAATATTTTACAAATCCCAGACAGGTTGCTGCATTTTTAGCAAAATTTTATCGTATCAAAGGTTCACTTTATTCAGCTGAAGGTTTCTTTCGAACATTCTTTAATGAACAACCAACTATTTCTTATCCAAAAGAAAATATATTTATTGTTAGTGAATCTCAAATAGGTACAGAATCACAACGTTTTATTATTAATAATGACATATATCAAATCTTTTCTATCTTAATCAAGATGTCTAGACCAGTATCACAATGGAAAGATTTGTATAAAAGATTTGCGCATCCAGCAGGTTGGTATTTTGCTGGAGAAGTACTACTTGAAGGTGTTGGTGATCTTATTGATTCAGATGGAATGCCATTATCAATACCAGATGAAGGGGCTAATTTATTCCAAGTAGATAATTCAGCTTCGTTCACTCTATCACCATTTACTTCGATTTCAGCAATCTACCCAGATGGTGCTGATTCTGATGCTATTGATGAACGACTTGATTTGAATACAATTATTGACATATATGATTCAGCAACAATCGCAACATTAGATAGAATGTATGACAATATTGAAGATGTAATTGATCTCATATCACCGACAATGGACGAAGACTCTGATGGATCAACCAAACCAATTAAAATGTCAAATATATTTGAACGTATGGATAAAGATAATTTTGACAATTAATATGAATATTTATTATAAATAGATGTAATAAAAGGATTACAAATGGCAAGGCAAAATATAGGAATTGGTTCTTCAGCAAATGACGGGACTGGAGATACGCTTCGAGAAGCAGGAACAAAGTTGAATGCCAACTTTACCGAGCTTTATGAAACTCTTGGCGGTCCTATTGGTGTAAGTACAATTACAGCAAATGGTGCAGTTTCAACTACTGCAGGTTATATTATATGTAATAAAGGAAGTGCACTTGCCCTTACTCTTGCCGATGGAATAGTTGTTGGTGAAACAAAAGTATTCACAAATAAAGGTGCTGGTGCCGCAACGGTTACCCCAGCAAACTTTGCTCAAGGCACTTCATTTGCTCTTGCTCAATATGATGGTTGTACTGTCATTTGGGATGGATCAAATTGGTATTTAATTGGTAACCAAGGTGAAATTACAGTAGCTTAATAGGAATAAAAAATGACTGCAATATTAACAGATGCATTGAAAAAACAAATATTAGTAGATATTTTAAATAATGTCAATGATTCAGCTGGAGCCGGTAATTATTATATTGGTATAGGACGTTCAGAAGATTGGGATTCTGCTGATGATGCTCCAACAACTCTTAATAGTTTAAGAGAACAACGGAATTTTAGACTTGGTCTTCAATCTATCAAATCCGCTGAAGATGTATCATTTGTAGTTCCACGTAATAATTGGGTATCAGGTGCAACTTATTCAGCTTATGATGATAATCAAGTTGGATATCCATCAAATCCATATTATGTTCTCACAGAAGATGATCGTGTATATATTTGTTTACAACAAGGTCGTAATACTGGCGGCGTATCAGTTGCTTCGACTGTTAAGCCAAATAATACAACTTCAGCTTCTTTTAAAACAGCTGATGGTTATATCTGGAAATTCCTCTATACTCTTTCAGCAACAGCAAAAACTAAATATTTGTCAAGTAATTTTATTCCTGTTAAACTTCAAGGTCTAACCGATTCTAACTCTGTTGCTTCAGAAATACAACAAGAGTTACTTCAAGATTCTGCGATTGTAGGTCAAATTGCAAATATTACAATAACAAATGGTGGAACCGGTTATACTTCTACACCTACAATTGGAATTGTTGGTAATGGTGATTCTGCTACTGCAGTAGCTGTTATATCTGGTGGATCAATTGTAGATATTAAACTTGATTCAAATGGTATTGGTAAAATTAATCATGGATATGGATATGATTATGCAAATATAACTATTACTGGCGGTTCTGGTTCTGGTGCTATAGCTCGGGCAAATCTATCACCAAAGCTTGGTTTTGCTGGAGATGCAAGAGATGATATGAAATCTTCAAGTCTTATGTTTAATACAAAACCTGCTGGTACAGAATCAGGCAAATTCTTAATAGGCCAAGATTTTAGACAAGTTGCTTTGATTAAAAATCCAAAAGTACCAAGTACAGACTCAGATTATACGCAAGCTTCTGGTCTTGGATTACTTAAAATGACTTTTTCCGCTGTCACTACGCCATTCACTGCAGATAGAACAATATCTGGTGCATCATCTGGCGCAAAAGCATTTGTTGATACATTTGACTCAGATTATTTGTATTATCACCAAACAGAGGAAACAGGATTTACAGCATTTACAAACGGTGAAGCTATAAGCGAAGATGATGGTTCTGGTGCAGGCACTGCAGATTCTGCTGCTGTTACTCTTGATATAAATAGATTAACAGGTGATATTTTATATATCGAAAATAGAGCAGCAATTGATCGATCAGTTGAACAAACAGAAGATATTAAAGTAATTATTCAAATTTAATTGGTAAAATAATATGACAACTACTTATACTGAAACCTTATTTGCAAATACGTATAAAGACGATTATGCCGATTCGGATAATTATTATCGCATTTTATTTAATTCTGGTAGAGCTCTTCAAGCCCGTGAATTAACTCAAATGCAAACAATAATTCAAGCCGAAATTGAAAGATTTGGTAATAACATTTTTAAAGATGGTGCTGCAGTAAATCCTGGTGGTCCTTCAATTAATGCCAAATACGAATTCATTAAATTGAATACGTCTGTAAATGGATTACCAGCAACAAGTATTGTTGGAAATACATTTACCGGTTCAGGAATTAGCGCAAAGGTTCTTGAAGTAGTTGCTGCAACAGGTAGTGATCCTGCTACTCTTTATGTTCAATATACGGATACATCTGGTGGAACATCAGGATCAACACCAATTCGTATGACTCCTGGTGATAATATTACCGATGGAACAAATACTCTTACTGTTCAAACAACAAATACTTTAGCAAATCCGGCAGTTGGTGCTGGCGTTAAACTGAGTGCAGGTCCTGGTGACTTTTTTGTTCAAGGACATTTTGTATTCTTTAATGGTGGTTCATTAATTGTATCAAAATATAGTCCAACATATACTGGAACAGTTGGATTTAAAATAGTACAAGATGTTGTAACTGCAGGTGATAATTCTGCTCTATATGATAATCAAGGAGCAACACCAAATCTTTCAGCTCCAGGTGCTGATCGTTACCGTATTCAACTTGTATTGATCGATCAAGCAGATATTACTGGAACTGATAATTTTGTATTCTTTACAAAAATTATTAATTCAGAAATTGTTGATCAAGCAAAAGGTACAGATAATTATAATAAGATTAATGATTTACTTGCTCTTCGTACAAAAGAAGAATCAGGTAATTATATAGTTGATCAATTCATATTAAAATTCGATGAGGATTCTGCTGCAGGTGATGCAACAATCCTTAAAGCCGATGTAAGTAATGGTATTGCTTATGTTGATGGTTATCGTTCAGAAATTCCTGCACCAGTTACTATTAATGTCAATAGAGCTCAAACTACAACTACTGAAAATAATGAAGTTGTTGGTGCTAATTATGGTAACTATCTTATTGTTGAAGGAGCAGATCCTCAAGGTCTTCCAAATATTTCAACTTTTGAGAAATGGAATTTACAAGATACCACATCATATGGTGGCGCTACAATAGGTACAGCACGTATTCGCTCAATTGATAATTATGGTACAGATTACAAATATTATCTATTTGACATTCAAATGAATTCTGGTCAATCTTTCAGAAATGTGAAAAGTATAGGACTTGATTCTGATAATTGGGCAAATCCAATACTAGAATCTGGTAAAGCAGTACTTAAAGAGACAAATAAAAATAATCTTTTATTTAGTCTTCCTGTACAACGTCCACAATCATTAAGTGATATATCACTTGAAGTTCAAAGATATCGTACTGCAACAACAGATGGTTCTGGTAATGCTACAATTACTCTTTCTGCAACAGGTGAAACATTTGCAAATACAAATGATTGGTTAGTCTCAGTTGATTCTTCTGGTGCATTTATTTCTCCATCAATTTCTGGTTCTGGTACACAATCATCAACCATTAGTGGAGCTCCACATAATTCAGCAATCCAAATATTGACAAAAGTAAATAAAGCTTCTGGATCAATAAGAACAAAAACTCTTACAGAAACAACATTTACTGGTACTGTTGATTCAGATGGCAATGGCCTTGAAATTATGAGTCTTGGAAAAGCAGACATATATGAAGTGACAAGAGTTACATCTGTTGATTCTGATGGAATTGACTTAAGTTCACTCTTTACGATTGATAATGGACAAAGAGATAATTTCTATGCTCCAGGTAAATTGATTGTAAAAGGTAACCAAACACCACCAGCTGGAAACGTATTTGTAAGATTTAAATATTTCCAACATGGCGCGTCAGGTGATTTCTTTGCTGTAAATTCATATACAGGTCAAGTAAGCTATTCAAATATTCCAAACTATATACTTGCTGATGGTACAATTGTTGAATTAAGAAATGTGCTTGATTTTAGACCCCGTCAAGATGATACAGGTGCAAACTTTAGTGGAGCTACTGCAAGAGTAAACGAACTTCCTTCACCAACAGATCTAATTACAACAGATGTTACGTATTATCTTGGAAGAAAAGATAAATTGGTTCTTTATCCTCCAACTCAAAGTCGTTTAAGATCTACACTTGATATTATTGAAGGTAAACCAAGTACTGAGCCACAATATCCTTCAACGCCAGATGGTGCATTGAATCTTTATCGTATTGAAATGAATCCATATACTATTAATGACTCGGATCTTTCAATTGAAAAAATAGATGCAACTCGTTACACAATGGCTGATATTGGTAAAATCGATCGTAAATTAAATAAACTTCAAGAAGTTACATCGCTTTCTCTTCTTGAAGCTGATACTAATAATCTTACGATTCTTGACTCAGCTGGCACTAATCGTTTGAAATCCGGTTTTCTTGTTGATAATTTTGCAAATCATGTTTATTCTGATACAAATGCAATTGATTATCGGGCAAGTATTAATCTTCTTACAAAAACTTTACATCCTGAGATTCGAGAAGATAATAATAGATTGATTTATGACTCTGATCTAAGTACTAATACAATTAAAAAAGGCGATAATGTTTATATTAATTATACTGAAACTGAAGCAATAGGGCAAGATAAAGTTTCAACTACACAGAATCTTAATCCATTTAATGTTATTGCATATAACACTGAGATTGTACTTTCTCCTGCAAGTGATGAATGGAAAAGTCGTGAAAACGAAGTTCCAGCACTTGATATTGGAACACCAATAACAACGCCAAAACAAAAATTTAATTATGATAATGTGACCGTTAACTGGTTAGGAATGTCTGACGGTCAGCTTGAATATCATTTCCCTAATGGAATACCTGATTGGGCATTTGATCAAAATGTAACTGTATCAAAATCAAGTATTCCAAAAAATGTTCTTGGTGTTAATTATAATGTTAATAGCGCAATAACTTCTGTGATCAACGAACGTACTATTAGTAAAACAATCGTTCCGTTTATGAGATCAAGAAAAATATACTTTAAAACATCTGGACTGATACCAAATTCAACATATTTTGCATTCTTTGATGGTATTTCTGTTGCTAATTGGGTAAGAGAAGAAACATTTAGCTTCTTAGCTGATGATGTTGATGATTATGGAGATAAATATGCAAATGCGACTGCACATCCAGAAGGATCTACAGCGCTTATCGCAGATGCAAGTGGTACTATCGAAGGTTCATTCTTTATACCAAATATTTCATCGATAAAATTTAGAACTGGAGCTCGAGAATTTGCACTATTAGATATTAATGTCTATAATAAATCTAATGCACTTTCATATGCAACTGCTCTCTATACTTCAGCAGGAGCATTACCACCTGGTGAAGTACTAAACACTAAACCGCAAATAAAAACAATTGGTTATTACGATCCAATTGCGCAATCAATATTAATTAATGAAGATAAAGGATTCTTTATTACGAAGGTAAGAATCTATTTTGCAAGTAAAGATAGTACACTTCCTGTAAAAGTAACAATACGTCCAATGGTAAATGGACGTCCTTCATCTTATGACATTATTCCTGGATCAATTGTTTATAAAAATCCATCAGCTGTAAATATTGTTGGAACACAAACAACTGCTGGTGTTCTTGCAGCCGGTACTGATTTTGAATTTGATGAACCAATATACTTAGAACCTCAAACAGAATATGCAATTTGTGTATCTGCGGAGTCATCTGATTATTCGGTTTATGTTTCTGAAGTAGGTCAATTTGAACTTGGATCAACAGAAAAAAGAATTACAAGACAACCGAATCTTGGTTCACTTTTCCTTTCTCAAAATGGTACTACTTGGGAATCAAAACAAATGCGAGATCTTACTTTTAAAGTATATCGTGCAGATTTTGATACTGCAGGTGGAAATATTATTCTTGAAAATGCTGCATTACCGACTGATCAACTTACTCTAAATCCTTTCTCTGTTGATTCTGGTGATGCAACAATTACAGTATATCATCCTGGTCATGGTCATGATTCTGGTGAAAGTGTTGTAATTTCAGGTTTAGATTCTGCAACCGCATATGCAGGTATTCTTGGATCTTCATTAAATGGTACTCGAACAATTACCGGATATGATTATGATTATTATACCTTTGAAGCGGATTCGGCTGCAACTTCTTCTGCAGATATTGGTTCTACTCTTATCTCCGCATCAAAGAATATTAAATTTGATGTTGTAAATCCAATTATTGAAACACTTGAACCTATTGGAACAAAATTATCAATTGAGGGTAAATTTACAACTGGTACATCAATTGCTGGAACTGAAACAAAGTATCAAAAAGATACATCATTTTCTCCTCTTGCATTTAAAGATAATAAAATATTTAAAGCTCCATCATTAATTGCAAATAGTACAAATGAAACTGTCGAACTTGGATCTGGCATTAAATCAACAACCATCCAAATACCAATGACAACAACATCTTCATTGGTATCACCAGTAGTTGATATGTCAAGAGCTTCACTTGCTACAGTATCTCATCGTATTGATAAACAAGCAAGTGTTGCAACAACTGGATTTAATGTTCCATTAAATTATGCTGCTGAAACTGTAGCTGAAAATGGTTCTCATCTGGCTAAACATATTACCACACCTATTATACTCAATGAAGATGCTGTTGGATTAAAATTGCTTATTTCAGCAAATCGACCTTCAGTTGCTGATTTCCTTGTTTATTATAGAGTAGCAGGTGATGGCGATATATTGAAAGATCAAGCTTGGACACTTGTTGATAAAGAAAACGAAATTGCTTCAGACGATAATCCAAAAATCTTCCGTGAATATACTTATCTTGTTGGTGGTGATGGTGGAGATCTAGATGCATTTAGCGAATTCCAATTGAAGATCGTAATGAGATCAACGAATAGTTCAAAAGTTCCTACGATTGGAAACTTAAGAGCAATTGCGATGGCAGTATAATATGAGTGATTATGTACAAGTTGAAGGACATTCTGGTCTTGTAAGAGATAAAAGGTCAGGTGCTATTTTGAATATAAATAGCACTGATATTGAAAAAGCAAGAAAAGCAAAGGCCTTAAAAAGAAAAAACATATTAAAGAATGAACTATTAGAAACACAAGTACATGATTTACAAAATGAAATTGTTGAAATAAAAGGTCTACTTAATAAAATTTTAGAGAAACTATAATGGCAAAAACATTTGTAAACTTAAATGATACCATAGCTACTTGGAGAACACAACATAATGATGTCGTTAATCTAATTGGTGATCTTGCTAGTCTTACAACAACCCAAGATTCAGATCTTGTTGGTGCAATTAATGAATTACAAGGTTTTCGTTCAGGTATTGATTCAGATGTTGGAACAAGAACATCTCTTACAACAACAGATAAATCATCTTTAGTTGCAGCAATTAATGAAATTGATTCAGATCTTGGTACGATTAGTTCTTTATCAACAACAGATAAAGCATCTTTAGTTGCAGCAATTAATGAGTTAGAAGGAAGAATTGTAAACGTATATAATAGTTCTGGAACGCTCCTAAATACTTAAGGATATGAATGAGTACGCCAATAAAATTAACTGGTACGGGCGGAGATCTAGAACAATTCACTGTTGCAGAGCAAAATTATCTAGCATATCAAGCGGCGATACATTTATCCTTATCTGATTCAGATGATGTAGGAGCTTTAGATACTAAAATTGGTGGAAATTTAGTAGGTACATATACTGATACTATATATGACCAACCAGTTGGTACTCATCCTGGTGCATCTCTTACTCAATCAACTGCAAATACATCTCTTTACCAAAATACTGGAACTGCACTTGAAAATGGTGGCGACTTTCATCGTCCTCTTGAATGGAATAATATTGATGTAAGTCCAGCTGGGTTAAAAGAAGTAAACGATACAAATCTTAATACTTTGGTTGATAGACTACTTAGTACCGTTTTTACAAATGATTATCCTGGAACTTATCAACTTGGAACATCAGCTCCTTCCGGTGATTATACAAGTTATTTAACAAACATATTTACTGATACACGAACAGATGGTACAAATGTAAATTATTCAATATTTAAAAGAACAAGTATGACACCACCTACTCAATATAAAGCTGTAAGGGCAAAAAGAGTAGGTGGCAATTTTGCTGGCGTACAAGTAATGTCTGAAGCTGAAAGTAGATATACTTTTGGCCAAAGAGCAAAAACAAGAATACTTGCTTCTGGGATTGGCACATATCAATTAAGAAGTTCAGCACAAGGTGCTCCTACAGACCCGGGCACATGGGTATCAAAAGGTATTGCAACTGATACATTACAAGATGTTGCTGATGATGATTTTACTCGTACAAGTTTAACTGAATATGCTGTTGATTATACTGGAGATTATACAGGTAACTATATTTCATCCGTTGACTCTACAATAAATAGTACAAGTGATTTTATTGGTGACTTTACAGGCAATTATGTAGGTAATTATATTGCCTCTGTTGATAGTACAAGTGATAGTACAACTGAATTTGTTGGTGACTTTACTGGAAACTATGTTGGTAATTATATTGCTTCTGTCAATTATGCAAGCAATTCAACCGTAGATTATGCTGGAGATTATATTGGAAATTATATTACTTCTGTTAATTATATTAGTAATAGCACGCAAGATTTTATTGCGGATTATACTGGTAACTATATTTCTTCTGTTGATTATTCAAGTAATAGCACCAGTATTTTTACCGCTAATTATATTGGTAACTATATTTCTTCTGTAGACTATACATCTACACGTGCTACTGATTTTATTGGTGACTTTACTGGTAATTATATAGGTAACTATATTTCTTCTGTTGATTATGCATCTATACGTGCTACAGATTTTATTGCGGATTATACTGGTAACTATATTGGTAATTATATAGCATCAGTTGATTATGCATCCACACGTGCTACAGATTTTATTGCGGATTATACTGGTAACTATATTTCTTCTGTTGATTATGCAATAAATTCAACAAGTGATTTTATTGCGGATTATACTGGTAACTATATTACTGCTGTTGATAGCACAACCAATTCAACTGATACTTTCACTGGTGACTTTACCGGTAATTATATTGGTAACTATATTGCAGATGTTGATAGTACAAGCAATTCAACTGATACTTTCACTGGTGACTTTACTGGTAATTATATTGGTAACTATATTGCAGATGTTGATAGCACACGAGTAAGTACGAGAGTAAGTACAAGAACAAGTACGAGAAATAGTGCTGTGTTTACTTTTGACGGATTATTCTATTTTATCGGTAATTATATTGGTAACTATACTGGTAACTATACTGGTAACTATCTTAGTGCTATAGATTCTACTAGCGATAGCACAAGAAATTCTACTAGCGATTTTATTGCTGATTTCACCGGTAACTATGTTGGTGCTGTTGATAGCACAATTGATAGTACAAGCAATTCAACAAGTGATTTTATTGGTGATTTCACAGGTAACTATATTGCATCTGTTGATAGTACGAATAATTCAACTGATACTTTCACTGGTGACTTTACTGGTAATTATATTGGTGCTGTTGATAGCACAATCAATTCAACTGATACATTTACAGGCGATTTTGCTGGTAACTATCTTGGTGCTGTAGATTCTACTATTGATAGCACAAGCAATTCAACTGATACATTTACAGGCGATTTTGCTGGAAATTATATCGGTGCAGTTGATAGTACGATTGATAGTACAAGCAATTCAACTGATACATTTACAGGAGATTTTGCTGGTAACTATCTTGGTGCAGTTGATTCAACATCTGATTCGACTGCTGATTTTACTGGTGATTTTACTGGAAATTATATCGGTGAAGTTGATAGTACGAATAATTCAACTACAACTTTTACAGGTGATTTTACTGGCGATTATATTGGTATTGTTGATTCAACAAATAATAGTATAGTTCAATATACCGGTGATTTTATAGGTGATTATATTGGCGCAGTTGATTCAACAATTGATAGCACATCAAATAGTGTTGATACATTTATCGCAAATTATATTGGTAACTATATTGGTGCAGTTGATTCAACAATTGATAGTACAAGCAATTCAACTGATACATTTGTTGCCGATTTTACAGGAAATTATATAAGTGCCGTTGATAGTACCATTAATAGCACTGTAGATTATAGTGGTGGTTATATTGCTGATTATACTGGCAATTATGCGGGTTCTACAATACAAAGCAGTAGTTCTATTATTGAAACATATACTCTTTATGTTAGAATTGCATAATAAAAAAGTATAAATAGAATAAAATATATTTGGAGTTCATATGGGTACGCCAATAAAATTAAATGGTAGTAGCGGCGATATAAAAGAATTCACTACAAGTGAAGAAAATTATCTTGCGTATCAGCTTGGTCTACGATTAGCTGCTGCCGCAAAAAATACTCCTGGATCTCTTGATAATATTGCTCGTGGAGGTCAGACTACTGTAGGTACATATACAGATACTTCATTTGATCAAGCAATTGGTACTCATCCGCAATCAGGTATTACAACAACAACCGTAAATGTTCCACTTTATCAAAATACTGGTTCAGGAACAGAAACAGGTTCTGGTTTTAAAAGACCCATTCATTGGAATACTGCTCTTACTCCTGATTCAATACAAGAAATGAATGATACAAATTTCAATTCTTGTATTGATCGATTACTTAGCACCGTATTTACTAATGATTATCCTGGAACATTTAAGCTTGCTTCATCAGCTCCTTCTGCTGATTATACTTCAGAAATTAGTAATATATTTAGTGACACAAGAACAGATGGTTCAATAGTTAATTATTCTATCTTTAAAAGAAGAACAATGACTGCACCAACTGCCGTTAGATCAATTGCAATTAAAAGAGATGCAGCATCAAGTAAGCCTGATAATTATGTTGGTTTACAAGAAATGACAGATGCTGAAATTACGGAAACCTTTGGTGAAAGAGCAAAAACGCGAATCAGTGCAAGTTTAATTGGTACATATCAAT